CCTTGACCACCACGCCCTGAGTCTGCAGAGCGACCTTGGCGGCAGAGGTGATCGTCTTGTGGGAGCCGTCAACCACGGCAGAGCGCACCACGCAGACAACGGACGCGCCGGAGCCGGCGTCGGCGATGGCCATGCCGTAGAGGCCGGCCGTGGAGTCGTAGACGATGCCGCCGGCCTTGACGGCGGCGGACGTGGTCAGCTCCTGGCGGCAGTAGATGGGGGCGAGCTCCCACAGGAGGAACTCGGAGAGGGGGGCGTCCATGGTGGCGGACACGCCGGGGTATCTGGACGTATCAGACATGGCTAGTCACCTTCCTTGGCAATCCGGTCCATGGCCTCGGAGAGGTACTGGCCGGGAGTTTTAGCGATGGCGGAGGCGTCGGGGGCGACGCCGTGGGGGGATGCGGCCTGGATGCCGGCGAGAATTTCCGCGCGGGATTCAGCGTCAGCCTCGGCCTGAGCCTGGGCCTGTGCGGCCTCCTGGGCAGGCGCCTCGGTCCTGGCCGGGAAGGCCACGGCCGCAAGGGCCTTGACCTTGGCGGGCTCGAGGCCGTCGCAGGCCTTGAAGAATTCCTCGGCGCGGGCACGGTCGTCCGCGCTCAGCATGGAGCCCACGCACGCCAGAACGTCGGCGGGAGCCATGGCGGAGGATCTGCCCTCGGCCAGGAGCTCCTGCACCAGCTCAGGGTGCTGGGCGGAGAGAGTCTGCCTGTCCACGACAGATGCCTCCTGCAAGAGTTTGACGGCCTCGTCCCTGCCGCTGACAACGGCGGTGGCTAGGCCAAGTTTGACGGCCTCAGAGCCCAGGAACACGCGTCCCTCGGCCCATTCGGAAGCCGCCTCGACGTCGAGCCCCATGGCCTGCGCCACGGCGCTCTTGAACACGGCGCAGATGCCGTCGCACTGCGCCTGGAAATATGCTCTGTCCTGCTCGGAAAGGGCGCCGAACGGATTGCCGGCCGCCTTGAACTCGCCGGACGCGATGACCGTGACGGCCAGCCCTTCCTGCTCGAGCAGCTTGCTTGCGTCCACATGCGTCATGACCACGCCGATGCTGCCCAGCTCTGCCGTTTCGGTGGCGTAGACGCGCCCCGTAGCGGAGCCCAGCCAGTAGGCGGCGGACGCCATGAGGCTGCCTGTGTAGGCGGCGCAGGGCTTGGCGCAGGCGGCAATGGCCTCGGCCACCTCCTGGCATCCGGCAACGGTGCCGCCGGGGCTGTCCATGTCGAGCAGGATGGCGGAGACGGCAGGATCCGCTTCGGCCGCGCGGAAGGCCTTGAGCACCGTGTCGTAGCCCAGGCCATACCAGCCCTGCCTCGGCGTCATGGCGCCGGACGCCTCGATGACGGCAACGCCGCCCTGGACGCCGTAGGCGCCGGCACCGCCGGCGCTGTCGAGGCTGAAGGCCTTCGCGTCCTTCCGGGCGAGCTGGAGGTCGCGCAGGACGTCCTGCGCCAGGTGAGGGGCGAGAAGCCAGAGGCTGGTGCTATTGCTGGGCATCGTCGGTGTCCTTTTCGGGATCCTCCGCCCCGGCGGGTGCGGGCGCCGGAGCGGAGGCGGGGCCGTTAGCCTCATTGGAGGAAAGGTCTTTCATGGCGTCCCGCTCTTCCCTGAGGATGGGCAGGAGGTCGTCGAAGTCGCGGCCGTTCTGGGCGAGGATTTCGTGCCTGGACGCCAGGTGGTGCTGCACCGCCATGACGTCGGCTTCGATTTCCTTGGTGGGATCCATGTAGCCCCTGGCAGGGCCTACCCATTCGCAGCTTGTCCAGAGCTCGCGGGCCTCGTAGAAGCCGGGCGCGCCGGCGGGGAGCTCGAGCATCCCGCGCAGCCAGGCTTCCTCCATGAGCATTTCCCAGACGGGCTGGCAGTAGCGCTCGGCCAGGAAGCGGCGGAACCAGCGGAACGTGCGCCAGGCTTCGTTCATGGCGGCGCGGCTGGAGGAATAGTTTGTCTGGCTGAAATCCTTGCTCACTGCGATGGCCGGCAGGCCAACGGAGGCCGCCAGGGCGTTCTGGAGCAGGTTCACGAAGTTGAGGAAGTTGGTTGACGGGCGCTCGTTTTTGAGCACCTGCGGCTCCTCTCCTTCGTTGCCGTACATGATCTGCGGGCCAAGCAGGTCCTGGTAGTAGTTCGACTCGCCCGTGTTCGGATTGGCATCGCCCGGAGCGTAGACGCCGGCAGGCATGGCCTGCACGGGGTTGCGCTTGATGAACACCGGGAACATCGCCGCGACGTTCTGGGCGGTGAGCTCGAAGGCGATGGCGTCGTCGAGCTGGCGGAAAAGCTGACAGCTGTTGGCGAAAATGCTGATGCCCCGGTACTGCTCATCCTCGAGCACTGGGAAAAGATGGAGCATGCCAGGTCGGTGGCCTACGCGCGCCGGCACGGTGCTGAAAGAGATCGCGCTTTCGGCGTCCTGCAGACGGGATCCGCCGACCTCTTCCGGCGCGGCGATGTAGTATTCAAGCGGGCGCCCGTGGGCGTTGACGCGGATGCCGTCCACGACGGCGGGGTCGGCCTCCATGCCGGCGGGCGTGCGGAGGCGGGAGGGCGCCACGGCCTGGATGGCCAGGCCAAACTGGGCGCCGTCCGCTTTCCGCTGGGCCTCGTCCCTCATAACGGGGATGTGGACCATTTCGCCCTGCGCCAGCATGGTGCGCAGGCCAAGGGCCTGCAGCTCGCCGAAACTGAGCACGCCGCGCAGATCGGCGGTGCGCGCCCAGCCGTACCAGAGCCATTCCATCCGCCTGCCCAGGTCCTGCGCCTGCTCGGGAGACAGCCCAAGCCTGGCGCCGGGGATGGAGGCAACGGGCGTCAGCCCCGTGCCCACGACGTTCTGGGCGAAGGTGGAAAGAATGGACGCTGCCTGCCAGTCGTTGGCGGCAAGATCGGCGATGCGCCTCTGGGCGCGAATGCGCTCGGTGACGGCCTGGGCGTCGGAGCCGATCTGCGGCCCGCGCCAGCCGGCGGAGGGTCCGCGCAGGGCGCCGGCATCGCGGGAAGCGGACGCAGGACGGCGGCCGACGTTGACAGGGCGGGATGTCTTGAACGACTTCACAGGGCTACCTCCTCACCACAGGACGCACGAGCAGGGTGCCCTGGCCGTCAAGGGATGCCTCTATGCCGGCCAGCCATTCAAGATGGCGCCGGATTTCCGCGAGGTCGTAGCGGGTGAGCTGCCTGCCGTCGATCGTGTAGTTTTTTCCGGTCGCGCAGGCTTTGAGGGCGTCTTTCCAGCGCCCTATCTCGATGGCAATTTCTTCGCGGGTGTAGATAGGCATGCGTCCATAGTAGTCAAATCTCTGACGCATGAAAGGCATGAGTGGAATAAGTGGACGTTAATTTGCCTTTTCCAGCTTTTTATGTTCGAGGTAGGCTTGCAGATCGCTCTTGAGGTAGAAGCGGTTGCGCGCCAGACCATAGGCAGGGATCTCCCCTTTCTGCACGAGCTTGAAGAAGGCAGAGCGCTTGATCCCAAGAAAGGTGCAGGCCTGCTGCCAGTTGAGCCTGTCGGCCAGGTCGTAGAGCCCCATGCTATTCGTACCTCCCTCCGCCCCAGCGCCGGACGGGCTGGCGCGCCGGTGCGGGCGCCGGCTTCCTCTGGGCCGGCCCTTCCGGCCTCGGCGACTCCTTCCTCGAGTTGCGGACGCCCTTGATGTACGCCAAGGCGGACACCATGACCTCGCAGTCCCAGTAGTGGTTGGCCCGGCCCTTGGGGTTGATCCAGCACTGCTTGAGGTCGTCCCAGACTTCGGCGCTCATTTCCTGGAAATACTGCCGGAGCTCGCCCTCGCTGTCGCGGTGCAGGTGGAATGCGCCGGCGTCGTCGGGCGCGACGGCCAGCTTGGCCGCCAGCCCGCTCTTGAAAAAGGTCGTGTCGCAGCGGAACAGGGTGAGCCCACCGGGGATGCGGATCTTGTCGCCCTTGGCGCTGGGGAAATACTCCAGAGGCGTCATGCTGTAGGGCGCCGACATGCTCTGCCGGCCCTGCCAGGGAAAGACGCGCCCGCGATGCCTCAGGGCCCACGAGTAGACCTCCGCCGTCCTGTTGCCCATGGCGTCGATCATGACGCCGGCCACGCGGAAGGCCTGCCCATCCGCATCCCGGTACTCGGCCTCCAGTAGCGTCTGCTCCAGCGCCCTGAAGCTGTCGAGCGCTCCGCACTGGACAAGCCAGCTTTCCTCCGCCTGCCCGAAGCCGTAAGCACGGATCACATACCTGAAATATCCCTTCTGGGTGTCCACGCCGGCGAGCAGGCACGACACGCGCCCGCCTCCGGGCACGGCGCCCCTGGGCCTGTCGTCGCAGAGCCTGGCCATGGCCTCAGGATCCCGCTCCTCGTGCAGCTCCGTCCACGGCAGGCCCAGGTAGTTGTTCCGCCAGTCCTTCCAGAGCTGCAGGTCGTTCGACGCCTCGACCTCGGCTTTCCTCTGGCAGAGCTCAGAAAGCGACACGAAGGGCGAAATCAGGGCAGGCACGTGGAAGGCCACGACGGCCGGCCGGCTCTGCCGGACGTGCGCCTCCATGTCCTCGCCTGTCTCCGGAACTATCCAGCAGCCCTGCCTGACGGCTTCGTCCCTGTCGGCGTCGGTCCACTGCGCATGGCAGTGCGGACACTCGTAGCGCCCCAGGCGCCTTGAGTAGACGTCAAGCGGGCGGGCCTCCGCCGGCCAGCGCAGTCCTGCCTCCTCCATGACGTGGCGCCGGCCGCATGCCGGGCACCTGACGGCGTAGCCGAAGCGCGCCTGCGCCCCGGCCCAGGCCCGGGCAATGGGCCCGTCCTCGGTCGTGGGCGTGGAGATCTTCCACACGCGGGCCCGCGCGCCCCAGGTCGTGCAGCGTTTCTCCGCCAGGCTCTCTGAGCTCGCTTCCTTGCTGGCGTCCTGGTACTTGTCGAGCTCGTCGAGCACCAGATACCTGATCGGCTTGTTGCCCAGGCGGGAAGGCGAGCCGGACCAGGCCATGTAGATGGCCGTGTGCGCCAGGGCGATGCGCAGGGAGCTGGCATCGTCGGGATCCGGGCTCATGAGCTCGCGCAGGCGCGGGCTGTCCTGCAGCATGGGCAGAATGCGGTCGCGGGCGTTCTCCCTGGCCGTCACCTCGTCAGGGTAGACGTAGAGCACGGGCCCCGGCTGACGGTCAATGCTGTAGCCGATGCAGTTGTGCACGGCCTCGGTGCCGCCTGTCTGGGGCGACTTCATCATGACAACGGTGCGCACGCCAGGCAGGAAGGAGGCGTCCATGATGCCCGCCGTGTACATCGTCACCTGGTTGCGCCAGGGGCCCGGGCGAGACGACGCATGGATCACGCGGTGGCGCTCAGCCCACTTCGACACGGGAATGGGCAGGCGCTTGCGCATGACGGCGCGCTCGCCGGCGGAGAAGGCGAACCGGTAGCGCTCGACCTTGAGCTTCCGGAGCACGGCCAGCGTGTCCGGATGAAGGTGCGGCGCAAGCCTAACCGCGTCCGGGAATGTCATCGTCTGAAATCTCCTGCGTCCACGTCTCCACGTCCAGGGTCATGGGCTTGCTGAAAGTGTTGATCGCCTGCGCCAGCGCCCGGTCGAGGGCCTGCATGGCGGCTTCCTCTGCCTTGGCCGGATCCTCGATCGCCGCGCGCACGATGTCGGGGATGGCCGCGCGCAGGCTCTGGGCCAGCCCCATTTCCAGCACGGATGCCCGTGCGGCGAGCTCCAGCCAGACGTCCGCCTTGCGGAAATACTTGCCGGCCTTGACGGCGTTCTCGTGCTCGATGCCGGCAATCTGGGCGCGCAGCTTGCGCACCTCCTCGGCCATCTTGAGCTCGGGCAGGCTGGCGCCCTCCGGGATAGGCTGGGCATAGCCCCGCTCCCTGGCCTTGGCCTTCGATTTGGCCCGGGGCGCCGACGGAGGCAGGGCGCCGCCGTCCGCCTGCTCCCTGAGCGCCGGCGCAAGCCTTGCCGCCAGCGCGTCCACGCCGTCGGTGGACCAGAGGCCGTTTTCGTCCACGAACAGCACGCCCTCCTGCGAACGCCGGTAGAGCGTGGGCAGGGACACCTTGAGGCCAAGCTCGTCCACAAGGTAGGCCCGCACGGCCTTGAGGTCGCGGAAGATGCGCCCCTTGGCGGTGGGTTTTTGTGTTGTTTCAGGCGCAGACATGGGCTTTGGAGAGATTTTCCTGCTGGACAGACGGTGTTGTCATTGAGTTGTCAGGATTCTGACGCCGTATTTGCCGCGATAGGCCGGGCTATCAACCAAGTGAGAAAAATTGCAGCGCCCAAAGCGCGGGGGGTTCCGCCCCGCCGGCGGGGGGCCGGCGGGGGAAGTACCTTGACGCGCGAACGGCGAGCTGCATTGGTTCATCATTGGCTATGCGGTGAGGAAGCGCAGAGCCGTGCTTTCCATGTCGTTCGCTCTGTTGCGCCAGCCTCGGAGGAACACCCTTTGGGTGCTGTCGCGCTCGACGATGCGTTCATAGAACGCCAGCCTTTCAGTGGCGATTGCATGGATGCCTGAAGCGCAGGAGCAAAGGCGCAGAGCGCTTCGCGTCTTCGGGCCCATCTTGCCGTCAACGATGAGCAAAGGCTGAACGAGCGAAGGCAGTCTGTTGCAGCCTTTCTGGGCAATGCGGATGCTGTTGCCCGGACCATGGTTGACGTTCATGTCGTAAACCATGAATGCGGTTGCGAGAGGGAGATCGTCCAGTTGATAGGGAGTCCAGAACGTCCACTTGAATATGAGTGAGGCTTGCGTCTTTGTAATATCCTTGACCACCCGTCTAGTAATGTCCTTCGTGCCCAGTATCTCTACGAGCAGGGACGGCTTGCGCTTTGCCAGGTCCTGCAGGTAGGCCATGGAGACGCCGTATTTCGTCAGGCCTCCCTTGTCGGCCGCATCGTCAGACAGAACGCCTTCCCACTTGAACACGAAGTCCATGCATCTTTCGAATCCTTCGGCAGACATGTCTAAAGCCCTCCCTATGCGGTTTTGTGCGAGTCAACGCCATGCTTTACCCTGTCGTGCTCCTCTGCCCGCTTTGCATCGTTGAAGCGGTCGAGCGTGCCGACGAGGTAGCCAGTTATGCGGCGGATGCGTTCAAACATGACGCCTTCGCCTATGAGCTTTCTACGCTTTGCGTTCATTTTGGATGCCCTCCAGTGCTGTTATGCGTTTGCGGAGTTCGAGTATCCGCTTGATATAGACGGTCCTGCACCGGCTGCAGATGCGCCCGCACAGGATTTCCCAGCCCTTGACGGCCTCCGCCTCGTCGCCGTCCACGCTTTCCGGGCCTGCCATTCCGCATGATCCGCAGGCGACCACGGCGCCGCCCTCGGCGGTGCGCTCGACTGCCACCATGGGGCAGGCGCAGTAGGGGCAGGGGTGCAGCTTCACCGGCAGAGCTCCAGCAGGGGCATTGGACGCTTCCGGTGCAGGACCTTCCACGTCCTGGGCGAAATCCAGAGGCACTCGGTTGTGCGCTTTGCATGAAAGCTCGCCATGCTGGTGTCCAGCGTCTCCATGTGCCAGCCGGCAAGAGCCTTGTCGTAGAGCTCAGACGGATAGCCGGAGAGAACGCAACCGCCCTTGAGGCTTCTGCAGGCCTCCAGCAGGGCTTCGTGGTCGATGCCATTGCGGTAGAGCGTTATCCCCTTGGCGTTGTAAGGCGGGTCAAGGTAGAAAAGCGTCTCCGGACAGTCGTAATGTGCCATGACCTCCAGGGCGTCCTGGCATTCGATCACGACTGAGCGCAGGCGCTCGGCAACCATCTGCAGACCGTTCACGGTGAACAGAAACCTGCTGGCCTCGCCCGATGCGCAAATGCCGTCGCGCCGGAAGCCGGGGCGCCTGCCGATGGAGCCTTTAAGGCCTACGCCAGTGCAGGCCCGGACGAACAACGCCCAGGCACGGTCAACGTCGCTTTGCATCGGCCTCTTCCTCTCTCTCCAGGCCTCGTTGAATTCAGCCCTGGCGTAGGGCGTGAGCTTGAGCCGGCGGATAAGCTCCGCGCTCTTTTCGGGATCGCGGAGCACGCGGAAGAAGTTCACAACGTCGCCGTCGAGATCGTTGTAGACCTCGACCGTGGAGCGGGGCTTGTTGAGCAGAACGCCGGCGCCGCCTCCAAAGGGCTCCACATAGAGCTTGTGCGGCGGGAAATAAGACTGCACCCATTTCGCCAGGCGGGCCTTGCTGCCCAGATAGTGAATGGCTCGCATGGGCCTACCACCATCCCAGCCAGCGGACGAAGGCCCAGCCGGCGAAGCAGCCGACGAAGGCGGCGAGCACCTTCCAGCCAAACATGATGCACTGGCGCGCCCATTCGCGGTCAGTCATCCTTGGCCTCCTTCGCCTTGGCCTCGGCCCACCTGAGCCAGCAGTCGGTGCACGTGTCCGGGCCGTAGCTGGTGCACCTGCAGCACGAATCCTGCGCCGGCAGGATGCGGGCGCGGGAAAGCTCCCTTGCCAGCAGCATCATGGCGCGCGGAATGGTGCGGACGCGTCCGCACGACTTGTCGAGCCATTCGACGTAGATCTTATCCACCGGATTTCCCCCTCCAGTCTCCCCTGACGAAGCGCCAGGCCACCACGAGCAGATCCCAGGCCTCGGCCATGACGCGGGTTTCGCCGTCGCCGTGGTTGAGGGCCTGGCAGAGCTCGCCGTACTCCTCGCCGATGCGGCCAGTGGCCTCGTAGGGGCCCTCGGCGAAAACCGGGTGCTTCCGCTCGGCCGTGGCCAGGCGGTATTTCAGAAACCGCCAGAGCTTGGCATCCCGCTCGCTCATCTCAACGGTGGTGGTCATTTCGAGGACTCCCTTTCACGCCAGCTCTCATTGGCCTCGGCAGGCGTCTCTCTGACGGGGCCCCTGGCCCTGCAGTTCCTGCACAGCACGGCGTAGTGCCGGCTGGCGTCCTCTTTGCCGGCGAGGGTGAGCAGGACGGTTTCGTCCTTTCCGCAGAAGGGGCACGTCAGGACTGGCCTGGGGCGCCCCCAGATCTGCTCGCGCCTAGCCATGGGGTTCCTCCTGGGCCATCTCGGCAAGCTCCTCGCCTGTAGGGGTGCGGAGCCGGAACGTGGCGGGGTTGCAGTCCACGATGCGCTGGCAGAGCTCGTCGGGCGTCTGGGGCGCGTCTTTCTGCACGAGATCCTCGCAACCCTCGGCCTTGGGTGCGGGCATGACGGCGTCCAAATCGACGGTAAAGATCCCAAAGCCCCCGTTTTTGACAACGTGTCCGCACCCGTTGGGATGGGGTTGGACATATTCGGCAGGAATGAACGCCCCGGTGTTGGGAGACTTCGCCAGCACCCTGTCGCCGGACTTGAACTCCGGCTGGGCCTCGGCTTTGCTCTTATGACCCCAAAGCTTGAACACCCCGCCGGAGAGTTGTAGCGCAGACATCTGGGCGCACTCTGCCCCGCAGGCGGCATAGCCGGCGCAGTCCACCATGCTGTCAAGATGCCTCGGGTTTGAGCGGAAGCGCGCCACCTTGAGCATGATCATCATGGCGGCCACGTCATGCGGATAGATTTTCTTCCCCACGTAGATGGACCAGAAGTTGGCGATAACGCCGAAGCAGTCCTCCATGCCACCGTACTGGTCCTGCCGGTCGTGCAGCACGCACTGGGCGGCCGCGTCCAAAAGCTCTTTCCTAGTCATGCTTGCCTCCTCTTTTGCACCACAAATCCATAGCCCCTTCCAGAAGGTCAAAAGCTCGCTGCGCCCTCTCCTGCCTTTCCTCGTCGCTCACCGTCCTCGTCGCAGGAGCGCCAACACGGGCGACAAAAGCCCTTTCAAGAGCTGCCACGCGACCTTCCAGTTCCGCCACGCGGTCTTCCAGCTCTTCATTCATCTTTTTCCTTCCATGTTGCCACAAGCCTTGCATTGCGAAGCCAGTCTACTTCTTCTTGTAGTTTATCAATCCTTTTTTGTAGCTTGTCATTATCAAATAAAGCTCGACATGTCGTATTCTTTATTTGTTCAACATCTTCACATAACTCTTTTTCTATTCTGTTTGTCCTTCTATGCAGTATAAATAGCACAGCATAGGTTAATAGTATTGCAATGTAAAAAAGAATATTTGCGACAAAATTGCTATCCATTTTCTCTCCTGCTTTCCCTAGTCACGGCGCACCTGCTACTCCACGGGCTGGGGCCCGTCCGGCCCTGTCTCCGGCGCTTCGTCCACTCTCTGCTCCAGAGGAGCCAGAGGGCCGAACCGCCTTTCTACCTGGCCGAGCCTGCCGTCCACCTGGGCCATCTGGCGCTGCACCGTGTTCCAGTCCTGGATCTGCTGGGCAGTCACGTCCTCGATCTTGTCGAGCACCGTGCCGGCATCGCGCTTGGCGCGCTCCAACATGCCCCGGATTTCGTCAAGACGGGCGCACTGGCCCTTCATGGCCTGCCTGTGCTCGCCGATGGCCTTGCCCAGCTTCCAGACAAACACCAGATTAAGCATAAGCATGACCGTCAGGCACAGCATGCACAGGGCCAAAAACATATTGTCCATCTTTCCTCCTATGCGAGCCCCGCGAGGGCGCGGAGCACGTCGATCTTCGACATTGAGGCCAGCCGCTCCTCAGGTATCGGGCCGGTTGCTTTCGGCTTCGCCCTGGGCTTCCGCCGGCCATAGCCCCAGCGCTGGTTCCGGGCCTGCACGGCGGGATCCGGATCTGCGCAGACGCGCTCGATGCGCCGGGCGACTTCGGCCTCGGAGCGGCCGAAAAGCTCAGCGAGCTCCGGCAGGGGCGTCCTGTCCTTCACGAGCTGCCTGAGGCGCTCGTCCTCGTCGGCAGTCCACCAGCGGAAGGGCCTCTGCGCCCCGCTGGCGCTTTTCGGAGCCTCTGCCCTGGCCGGCACGGCCTCCGCCTCTTCCATTGCGTCCTGCAGGCTCTCAGGGGCCTCTGCGGGCATCTCCGCTTCCGGCTCCTTCCACGGGGCGCTTTCGGGCTCCGCTTCGGCCTCCATCCGGCGCTCGACAGCCTCCACCAGCGGGACAGGCTCCGGCTCCACGGGCTCAGGCGCCCAGACGGGCGCCGCCTGCAGGGCCTCCGGCCTGGGATCGAGGGCCTTCCGCAGGCCCAGGCTCTGGATCTTGTGCCTGACGGCGCCCTCGGAACGGCCAAGGGCGCGGCCGATTTCGGCGGGCGTCATGCGCCGGTACTGCTGGCGCAGGAAGGACGCCTCGCCGGAGCCCCAGGCCCTGTCCATGACGTCCACCTCCCCCCTGAGCTCGACGCCGATGGCGAGGGCGCGGGCGCGCACCTCCATGGGCGTGCGGCCTAGGCTCAGCGCCAGGGAGACGGCGTCCATGGTGCGGGCGCGCTGGCGGAGCAGCCTGTCCGCGAAAAGGCTCCACTGGAGTGGCGGGCGGTGGGCGTCAGGCATGGGGTGCCTCCCTGAGGCGCCAGACAGACAGGCGGGCCATGCCGCCCTGCACGGGATCCAGCATGACGCTGCGCAGATCCTTCACCTGCTGGTCGTCGTTCCAGAACGCCGCCTTCGTGAGAGCGTCGAAAAGGGCCTTGGCGTAGTTATCGGCATCGCGCCTGCGCCTGTCGGGAGGCGCCAGCTCGAGCAGGGCGCGCAGCTCCCCGCCAAGGGGCGCCAGCGGGACAAGGCCCTTCTTCCGGGCGATCATGAGCTTGCCCCTGACATAGGTGCGGTAGGCCCTGCCGGCGGGGCTCAGGATCATGCGCCCGCGCACCTGGATCCATTCGTGGTTCACGGATGGAGGCCAGCGGAACTCCAGGGTGCAGAGGGGGGCTTCCGTTCCCATTCTACCCCTCCCTGCCGTCATGGAGATATATATACACTACGTGTATATATATATCTCCATACATGCCGGCTATTAGCCTCGCATCGCGGAAAGCCTTGAAATTATTAGCATTTCTGCCTTCCCGTGCCTTCGGGAACGGTAACGGTCCTGTGCTGGCGTTCATTGTTGTCAACCTGCCGTTTTCATTGAGGATTGCCGGATAATTGGACATTCCCGTATGGACGGGAATGCACGGGAACGCCCCTCCTGAGGGCCTCCTCGCGCACCGGCTCGACCGTTCTGGAGGCCGCATCGCCGCCCTTGACGGCGTGCATGTCCCTGAACCAGCCGCCGCCGGCGACGTAGCCGCCGGGCACGTCGAGCCACTTGGCCGGATTCTTCTTCTCGCCTGCCTTGACCACGGCGCCGGCGCGGACAAGGTCCTCGACGGCGTCCACAAGGCGCTGGCGGGGCCACCTGCAGAGAGGCTCGGGGAGCTCCGCCCTGCGCATGTAGAGGCCGTTCTGCCCGCTCCTGGTGAAGGGGGCGCCGTGCGCAGCCCTGTCCTGGATGGAGGCGACGAGCATGTCCTGCGCCTGCTCGGGCGTGACCGGCTTCGCCTGGGAAGGATCCTCGACGGTGCGGAACGTGCCGTCCGCCTGCCTGACGGCGAAGCGCACGCCCATGTCGGCGGGCGCGTTGCTCTTGACCACGGCGCAGCAGACGCAGTCCTCCGAAGCCGCGCCCTTTTCGCTCCGGCGGATGATCTGCCGGCCGACGGCGCCGGCGCTCCAGACGGCGATGGCGTTGCGCATGGAGTCCACGATGGCGGTGGTGCCCCGGATGAGCTCGCGGGCGTCCTCGATGCTGAGGATTTCGCCCTTGCCCTGCCGGCGCGACTTGCCCATGTGGTGGGCGAGGATGACGGCAGGGCCTCCGCAGACCGTCGCCAGGCGCTGGAGGGTGCCGCCGACGAACTGGCCCGCCTGGGGATCCGCGTTGACGTCGGCGGCCACGAAGGCGGCCAGCGGATCGATGGCCACGAGGGCGAGGCCTTCCATGCCCTTGAGCTGGCGCAGCAGGCTCTCGAGCTGGGGCGTGGCCTCGAAGCCCTGGCGGTAGCCCTCGGTCGCCCTGACGAGCGGGAAGGGCCCGCCGGCGTCCGGCAGGGGCACGACGTAGAGCCTCCCCCGCGCGGCCGCGCGCCTCGAGCCGTCCGGATCGAGCGACTGCAGGCGCCGGTGCACGTCGTCGCGCGAATCCTCGGCGGTGACGTAGACGGCGGAGCCGAAGGCCTTCACGGGCGAGCCCAGCCAGCCGGACGGATTGCCCGCGTTGAAGTCGTGCCCCCCGGCCGCGCCGCCCCCGCCGGCAGTCTTGAGGCAGAGGTCGAGCAGCTGCATGCCCTTGCCCGTGCCTCCGGCCGCCGCGAACAGCGTCGGGGCGCCCATGGGCACGGTGCCCTCCACGAGCCAGGCCTGCTCCGGCGCATCGCCGGCGTAGCAGTCCACGCCCCAGGCGGCGATGCGGGGCACGCCGTCTGCAGGAGCGGCGGCAAGCCTCACGGCCTCGCGCCCCTCGCGCACGGCAAGGTCGTTGAAGTCCGTGGGATTGCCGTCCAGCGTCCGGAACTCGGGAAAGACGCAGCGCCCGCCCAGCTCGTGGGCCGTCCGCTCCGCCTTCGTGCGCCCCGGGTTGCCGTCGGTCCACCGGTCGTCGTCTCCGCAGACGCAGATGCGCCTCCCCGGATAGAGCCGCAGGCAGGCCTGCGCCGCCGGCAGCAGGTTGCCGGCGTTGAGGGCGATGCAGACGGGCTGGCCCGTGGCCTCGTGGAGCGAGCAGCCGGTCGCCCAGCCCTCGCACTCGAGGATCTCGCTCCCCTGGCCGTCTATCCACGCGAAGCGCCCCTTGACGGCCAGCCCCTTGGCGAACTTCTTGGAGCCGTCCGGCGCGATGCGCTGGAGGCCGCCCTTGAAGGGCTTCCCCCCGGCGTCCACGCCCCAGAGGGGCACGAGGATCTCGCCGTTCGAATCCAGCCTTGCGCCGGCGAGATCCGGGCGGATCCGCTTTCTGGCGACGTAGGGATGATCCGGCGGGACGGCTGCGCCTCTGGCCAGCCTTTCGGCGGACCATCCGCAGGCCTTCCTGTCGGCCTCGAGGGCCTCGGCGGCGCGAGCGGCCTTGAGCTCCTCGAGCCTGCGCCGGCAGGCTTCGGCCTCCTGCAGGGTGACGATGCGGGACACGCCCGGCACGCTCTGGAACGTGTCGTCGATGCCCGTCATCTGCCAGACTTCGCCCGTGACCCACGAGCCGAAGACGACTGCGGGCACGCCGTCCGCCCAGGCGACTATCCAGCCCGCCTTGTTTCCGCGCGCCTTGTCCGGCACGTCGAAGCGCTGGATGGTGCCGTCAGGCTGGAACTCCGGCGCGCCAAGGCCGCAGAGCTCCATGGAGCGCCGGGCTTCGGCGAACACGGTGTAGGCGTCGGCGCACTTTCTGCCGGCGGAGGGCTGCGCATCGTTGAAGTCTAGCACTTGTCCTCCCAGCAGGCCTCCGCCCAGCGGCACATCCGGCACTGGACGGCGGTGCGCTTCGTCTCTCCCCTCGGGACGGCCTCGCCCGCCATGAAGGCGGACTCGACGCGCAGGAATCGCTCCTGCATCCGCGCCGACAGGGCGGGATCGGCGCCGGCGAGCTCGAAGTAGAGATCCATGAGGTCGGCGTCCACGACGGTGAACAGGCAGTGCCGGAGGCCAAGGCCCTCCATGTAGAGGGCCGTCTGCGCCGCGTACTTCGGGTGGCTCTTCCCGATGCCCTCCCGCCTTGCCTGCATGGCGTACTTGTGCCCCAGCACCTTGCACTCCCACAGGCAGGGGAGCGGGACGGGGCAGGGGCCCTCGCCGCGCCAGTGGCAGATCATGCCGTCGGCGTGGCCCTTGAGCCTGCCGCCGCAGAAGGAAACCTGAAACTGCCCGCCTGTGCAGGGATCTTCGGTCAGGAGCACGAAGCCCGTCCGCTTCAGCCATCCCGCCGCCACCGCTTCTAGCGCGTGCCCGCGCGCGAATATCCGCAGCGCTCTTGCCGGCACGTCCGCTGATGGTGCTCCGGTCGGGCGGCCTGTCGGCCCAAGACAGCCGCGTGTCTGAGAGGTGTCGGCGGAGGCTCTTGCATACTCGTAGTACACGGCACGCTCGCACTCCCCGCCTATGGCGGAGCAGCCCAGATAGCTTCTGGGCGGCTCCTCGCGGACGCCGTTGGCGGCGTCCACAAGGAAGCAGATCCGGTCGCTCAGGAGCGACTGGGAATTGAAGTCGATCATAGGCATCCCTCCAGGCGCCGGAGCGCCTGTCTTCTCTTGAACTTGTTCGGCTTGCGCTTGGGGGAAGGCTTTTCTTCCTTCCAGACGGTCACGATCTTGCCTGTCCTGAGGCTCACTACCACGCGGAGGCGCCGGAGCCTGTAGACGGCGGTGCCGGGCGCGGACTCCGCCGGCACGGCGCGCCCCTCGAGAACGGCTTGCACGGCGAGCTCCGGCGGCACCTTCCGCGAACGGCAGCGCGCCATGGCGTGCTTTGTCAGGAGAGCCAGAGCAGGAGACGGCATGGCTAGTCCTCGCCCTCGGTGTCCTCTGAGTCGTCCCTCAGCCGGCGCATGGCGTCGCGGAGGGCGTCCTGCGTGTTGCCAAGGACATTCTTCCGCACGCCGCGATAGAGATAGCTGACTGTGGGAATCGGCACGCCAGCCTCTCTGGCAAGCGCTGTCTGGGTTGTCCCTGTGGAGTCCAGAAACTCCCTGATTTCGCTAGATAAATCTGCCATGCCCATATTTTTAACAAACGTTTAACTAAACTTCAAGCAAATTTATCCGATTGCTTATTTAACAACTGTTAAAACCAATGTAGGGTGGCAACATGGGAATCGAACAGCAAATTCGCGACGCCCTCCAGGGCGTCCTCGACGAGCACGACGGCAATGTGTCCAAGGCCGCCGAAGCTCTCGGCGTTGGCGTCCAGACTTTCTGGGGCTGGATGAAGGAAAAGCGCGGTGCAAAAGGCCGTACTGCACTCTGGCAGGCTTTGGACGCGGCGGGTGTCTCCATTGTAAGGAGGGATCGTTCCCCCGAAGTGGCGCGCGACGTCTGCTGGGTTGATGCCAAGACGGTTCCTGCCGGAAACGGTCTGCCGGCTCCGCAGTCGGAGGACTACTTGGCCGTGCCTCTTGTCGAGGAAGTAGGCGCCGGCCCTGGCATCATCCCCCAGGGGCAGCTGCTTAGCTGGTTCCTTGTCTGGCGCTACCAGGCCAGCGTCATGCACAAGCGCGACCTCATTGCCGTCATGATAGGCGCGCACTCAACCTCGATGCTCCCGACGCTCCGGCCAAAGGACATTGTCTTGGTAGACCGGCAGGATCTCGACTGCTCGCGCCCAGGGCGCATCATGCTGGCCATAGATCCTGACGGCGCCGGCATGATCAAGAGGGTGTCGGTCAAGCCTGTAAAGAAGGACAAGGACTGGCAGATCACCTTTTATTCAGACAATACTGCCGAAAATCCGCCGATGGTATTCAGTCTGCGTGAAGACTATGAAAACGACTGGAAGAAGGCCATCGGAGGACATGTTGTCTGGGCGTGGAGCGACATGGAAGGACGGTGAGCTTATGAAACCCATAAGAGCTTTGTCATTGGCATTGGGTTGCGTTGCTGTGTTGGCATCAGCACAACATGCTGATGCGAAATGCGACAAGAAAAAAGCAGAACAGACAATAGCATCTGCTGTGCAGTCTGGCGTCTACTCCAGAGTGGAAAACTATAATGGGACAGTTGCTTATGAAATGCTTATTCCATGGGACTCACTAAGCAAACCTGCCCAGGAGCAGTTTGTAACCGAAGCTCTTAAGAACGAAAGATGCATCAAAGGCAAGGGCGTTGCCGTACAGGTCAGCTACAAAGGCAAAGAAGTAGCTTGGGGCGATGTTTTTGGAGGTGTTGCGCTGTCCAGTTCTGAGAACGAAGACGTAGTCGAAGACAAAGGACCTCTGCCAGAATTCAAGTTAAATCAGACAAGCTCCATCCCAGGGATCAAAATTTCATTCGACTGCATTTTGCAGAATCCGGTAAGCAAGCCAATGCTCAAGCGTCTCTACGATAAAATTTCGCAGGACTATGGTGCAGATTCATACAAGCGTGTCTTTATCATGTGGTATCTTCCGCACTACAAAATTGGTGCAGGCGCTTGGGCAACGACGAACAGCGTGGACGGAAAAGTAGAAGTCAGAATATTGAAGTTGCAAGGCTAGGATGCGCCATGAGAGCAACGCCATTATGTTTTTGGAGGTGTTGCGCTGTCCAGTTCTTGTGCGGGGAATAGAAGCTCAAAACGAACTAACGATAATTGAGGGTATAGTATGAATATATCATCTCTACAATTTGCTATTTTTTATAGGAGTTATTTTCTGGATTATAAAAAGTATGCAAGAGAACTTTGTGAACTATTTTTAGAAGACACCCCTGAAATCAATGATGTTAAGAATATAGACTCCGCTCCTTGTGATTATATTTTATATGCATTGGAAGATAAATCAAACTACAAAATTTCTATCACAAAACAACGTACAGACTTATTATATATGCCAAAAGAAAAAATACCTTTACACGATGAATATATTGATATTTTTGTCAATAAAGTAAAGAGTTGCGTGGAAAAATTTATCACGCCAACAAATTTATGCTCAAGAATTGGTTTTATCAATAGTTCATATCTATCAATAGAAGAACCAAATGCACATGTTGTTGATCATTTTTATAAAGATGAATTTAACAAAAATGCTACTGATATAAATATGTCTTTCAACATTAGAGATAATTTTAAAGATTTTGAAGTAAACAAGGTGTTTAGTTTGATAGCGATTAAAAATCAACAACAAGACGATAGTATGCTTTCAAATATTGTTAGTGTGAATTATGATATAAACACTAGAGGCATGAAAGAATCTATGCCACAAAAATTTATCTTTGATTTTATTGATAATTATAGCAAGGAGTTTACAAAAGAGCATATGGAGTCTATGACATATGGGAAACTCTAATGCTAGTTCTATATGGAACAAATTAGGTTTTCCATTTGATGGAAATACGACAAGAACTAAAAGTATAACACAAGAAGATTTAGAACAGGAAAAGCAATACACACAAGATGACATGTGTAAAACATGTCAAAACTATCAAAATTGTGCAAAAATAAATTTATGGGAATTATCAAATAAATACAATAGCTTGAAGTCAGAACACACGGAAATATTAAATAAGCTTAAAAATATAGAATCGAAACATGCAGAAACAACAAATATGTACAGTGATTTGTTGTCAAAATATACAGATTTAATTGATAAATATAACGATATAAATCAAAAACAAAATGATAACAACTCTAATTATAAAAATATTATTGAGATAGAAAGTAAAAATTCAACCGCTATTAATGATTTGAATGAGGCGCTGAGAAATCAAGTAAAAACAAGCACACAGCTAACACGCAGGGTTTCTTATTTGCGATCAATAAGCAAATACTGTACTTCATGCGCTAGCATTTTTGTTTTGCTCATATTAGTATTTTTATCTGTTGTTGTTATATCTAGTATAGCTTATTTATATTTATTAAAGCCAGAATTAACAAAAGAAGTTGTTGAGAAAATTATAAATATATATTCATTTATTATATCAACTGCAATTGTTCCGCTTGGAATATACGGTCTTTTCATATTTTTCCTATTTGTTGATGTGAAAAGTATCAAAAATAAAATAGATCCATAGCCCAGATAAAAACCATGCTATAGGAAATAGAATATTTTTTATAATCCATGCTGTCCTTTCCAATTTTCTAATCCTTTGTAGCTTCTCAAAATCCATTTTCTGCTCCTTCTTTCTTGAGTGCCCCGCCCTCATCCCCTGAGCGCGGGGTCTTTCCGTCTCTAGCCCGCCCTGGCCCTCCGCCTCGGCGGGTTTTTCGTTGGCCAGGGAGAAAGGCAGGGGGCACAAGGGAAGCTACCCCACGGCTCTGATTTAAACAACTGTTGAAAAGTTTGTTGACACTGTTTTAACGATTGTTTAAAACGGAATTGCCACGGGGCGGGAAGGCCACAGGCCACCGGGGAAACCCCTCAACCGGACCATCCTCCCGCCCGTGGGACAAGCCAAGGAGGCAACCCGCATGACAGACATTTCCTACCAGCCCTCGCCGGACGCGCAGGCCTACGCCGTCCCTCTGGCCGATCTGCCGGAGGGCGTGGCGGCGGTGCCTTTCCCCGCCCAGGGCGCATCCCTAGAAGAGCTCGCATCTTTCTTCGGCCAGCTCGAGGATGCCCTGCAGGAGGACTGCGATGGCCACTAGCCGCACCCTTCGCCTGCGCAAGATTTCCGCAGGCGCTTCCGCCCTCGCCGACGATGCCAGGGAGCTCTACGAAGCCACGCAGACGCGCCTCGAGAAGCACCCCGACGACCAGACTCTGCTCGACCTCGCCGGCTGGCTCGACTCCCTGTGCGAAGCCCTCGAGGATGCCGTGCACTACGCCGACGGCGCCGTGAAGGAGCTCGAGAGCGACGCCTAGATTTTCCCTTTCCCCGTGGGGCGCGCCGGGCACGACCTCTCGCCCGGGCGGAAACGGGGCATGCGGCTTAATCCTTGTTTTAGCGAGGGGCGGGGAGTGTCACCCCGCCCCGACTAGAAGGCCGCAGAGACGACAGCGCGGGGTAGCGCAGAGGCCAGCGCGCCGGGCTCATACCCCGGAGGCCGCGGGTTCGAGTCCCGCCCCCGCAACCACAAATTTCACGGAGGCCAACATGGCAGAAATCCTCTTACCAATGCCGGACACCAGCCCCAGCGTGCTGGCCCAGCTCGCCCGCTTCCGCAGCGCCGAAACAGCCCGGCGCAATGCACAGGCCATCTTCCAGGGCCTCCTCAGCGCGGCCTTTGCGCTTTCCGCCGGCGCCCTTGCCGTCCTCTTCCTCTGGGCGGCGTCGGAGTAGCGCCATGAGAGCGCCCATCTTCCTTGGCGTCCTCTGCGCAGGCTCCATTCTCGCTGGCGCCCTGGGCGTCTGCGCAGGCTTCCGCGCCGAAGGCCGGGCTGACGCCTGCAGGCACGAGGCCCTCGAGCAGAGGCTGCGGGCCGACAATCTCGAGCGCATGCTCGGCCTCGCCAGGGCGGAAGCCAGGAGCGTCCGCGCTCCCGCCGCCCAGGTCGGCAAGGCCGGCACTTTGAGCCACGCAGCGCGCAACTACTGCAACGTGAAGGCGCCGTCAGACACATACTGGCAGGGGCAGTGCGGACGCGACAGGCATGGCCACGCAATTTTCCGCTCACCGGAATGGAGCCTCAGAGCAGGAGCGATCGTGCTCCGGAACTACGCCCGCCGGCACGGCATTCACACGGTGCGCGGCATCGTGGAGCGCTTCAGCCGGAGCAACCATGCGGAGTACATCCGCTTTCTCTGCCGGCGCCTGCATGTCGCGCCGGACGAACGGATCGACGTGGTGCGCCGGATGCCGGAGCTCCTGCCGGCCATGGTCAAGTTTGAGACGGGGGCCAAGGTGGCGCCCGAACACATAGCAATTCTCGATTTCCTCAAGGAGTCTTAGCATGGCAGAAGATCTCGTCTCCCTCGCAAGGGAGCACTACGAAACGAAGCGCCAGATCGACGCGCTCAAGAAGCGCCTGTCTGAGCTGGCCGACGCAATCAGCGCGCAGGCAGTCTTTCCGCAGGGCAAGTCCACGGCAAACGCCAGCGCCGGCGGCGTGCACGTCAAGGTGCAGCGCAAGGAGGTGCAGAGCTGGAACCAGGACAAGCTTAACGAAGCCCGGCACCGCCTCGGCGACGAAACCTTCCTGCGCCTGTTCCGCTTCGAGTGGAAGGCCGACAAGCGCCAGGTGGACGGCTTCCTCGCCAACGCGCCGGCGGAGTCCCGCCGCTTCGTCGAGGATGCCCTCACGACAAAGATCGCCTACCAGGTGACCACGGCGCCGGAGGTCGAATAGCATGGCCTTCGACCTCCAGAGCGTGGCGTCCGCAAGGACGCTCTACCGCCCCCAGCGCTTCATCCTGTACGGCGTGCAGGGCATCGGCAAGACAACGGCCGCCGCAACCTTCGCGGCGCCGATCGTCCTCCGCACCGAAGACGGCACCTGCGCCATAGACGTGCCGACCTTCCCTGAGGTGGCCGCGTCCTTCGAGGATGTGGTCAGCGCCATACAGGCCCTGCACGGCGAGCATCCCTACCGCACCCTGGTGGTGGACTCGCTCGACTGGCTCGAGCCCCTCGTGTGGGCCCGCGTCTGCCGCGACCATCCCGACAACAGCGGCCAGCCCATGGCGTCGATCGAGGGCCTCGGCTACGGCAAGGGCTACGTCGAGGCCGACACCTGGTGGCGCACGCTCCAGGGCGGACTCGACAGCCTCCGCACCGTGCGCGGAATGCAGATAGTCCTCATCGCGCATTCCGAAATCAAGACGTTCAACCCGCCGGATTCGGAAGGCTTCGACCGGTACCAGCCCAAGCTACACAAGAGGGCGTTCGCCCTCTGGCAAGAGTGGGCCGATAATGTCCTGTTCTGTAACTACCGCACTATCCTCAAGGCTCGCGACGAAAAGGGCAAGACGTTCCGTGCGGAGGGCAGAGGCGACCGCGTGGTGCACACGCAGGAGCGTCCCGCCTATCTGGCCAAAAACCGGTGGAACCTTCCCGACGAAATCCCCGTCGGCGCCGACAGGAGCTGGAAGCCCCTGCACGACGCCCTCCGCGCCGCCATCGGCGACGCCTACCCGTACCCTATCCCTGAGAGCAAGTAGGAGGCACAATATGCCCTTCGATTTCAACGATGCCAGCGAGCAGAGCTCCGGCGCAAAGATCATTCCCCCCAACAGCTGCGTGGTCGTCGGCCTGCACATTGTCATGCCGAACGCGGGCTTTTCCGGCAGCGAGCCGGAGCTTACCCAGTCCCGCAACGGCAGCATGCAGTTTCTCAGCACGGAGCTGGTGGTCGAGTCCGGAGCCTATGCCGGAAGCAAGATCTACCACCGCTTTAACCTGGACGGCGCCCAGACGTCCGGCCAGAAGAAGGCGATCGACATTTCGCGCGCCCAGATCCGCGCCATTATCGAGAGCCACCGCAGGATCGACCCTGCGGATGCCTCGCCCCAGGCAGCGCAGGCCCGCCGGATCAATTCGTACAGCGACCTCGAGGGCATGCGCTTCGCCGTCAAGGTCGGCTGCGAGCCCAGCAACGTGGCCAAGAAGTCGGATCCTGAGCACTACTACGTGAACAACACGCTGGTGCGCGTGCTCACCAGAAAGGATCCAGAGCTCGCCCAGATGGCGCAGCCTCCCTACGAGCTCATCTCGTCGGATCCCGTGCCGGAGTTCCCGGTCAATCCGCAGTCCTGCGCCCCGGCGACCGGTCCTGCGCCCCAGTGGGCCGCGCCGGCAGCGCCCGCTCCGGCTCCAGCCCCTGGCCCTGCGCCCGCGCAGACCGGCTGGCAGGCCAGCGCCGCGCCCACGCCTCCGCCGGCATGGCCTCCGGCCCAGCCTGCACCGGCCGATGCCGGCCAGCCTTTCCCGTCTGCGCCGATAGAAACGGACCAGGTCCCGTTCTAGCCCTATGATCCTTAGACCCTACCAGAGCCGTCTTGTCTCGAGGGCCGTGCAGGCCCTCGAGCGCCACGGCAACACGCTGGCCGTCGGGGCCACGGGCGCCGGCAAGACGCTCATGCTCTCCGCCCTGGCGGGCGAGCTCGGCGGCAAGGCGCTCATCCTCCAGCACCGCCAGGAGCTGGTGCAGCAGAACATGCGCAAGTTCAAGCTCATGAACCCAAAGGCCAGGTGCTCCCTGTTCACGGCGGACGACAAGAGCTTTGCCGGCGACGCCACGTTCGCCATGGTGCAGAGCCTAACGGGCCACGCCGACGAAATGCCTCCCTTCGATCTGGTGATTGCGGACGAGGCGCACCACGTGGCCGCGCCGACGTGGATGCGCATCCTCGACCAGGCCAGGCGCCTCAACCCCAAGGTCAAGATCGCCGGCTTCACGGCCACGCCAAGCCGGAGCGACCGGCGGGGCCTGCGCAAGGTGTTCTCAAACGTGTGCGACCAGGTGACCGTCGGCGAGCTGGTAAGCCTCGGCTTCCTTGTCCCGCCACGGGCGTTCATCGTGGACGTGGACGGCGCCGGCGAGGCGCTGGCCGGCCTGGGCCAGCAGAGCGACTTCGGCGAGCAGTCGCAGGTGGAGGAGATCCTCGACACGGAAGTGGTCAACGCCGAAGTGGTGCGCCACTGGCGCGACAAGGCGGACGGCAGGCCAACGGTGGTTTTCGCCTCCACCGTCGTGCATGCACAGGACGTGGCCAGGGCCTTCCGCGAGGCAGGCATCCCTGCCGAATGCGTGCACGGCGATCTGTCCGCCGGCGAGCGCCAGGGCATCCTCAGGCGCGTTGCACAGGGCAGGACGAAGATCGTCACAAACTGCATGGTGCTGACAGAGGGGTGGGATTTTCCGCCCATCTCCTGCGTCATCCTGCTCCGCCGGTGCTCAGACAAAGGACCGCTTATTCAGATGGCCGGCAGAGGCCTGCGCACGGTGGATCCGCGCGAGTTTCCTGGCGTGGTCAAGAAGGACTGCATAATCATGGATTTCGGCAGCTCCCTTGCCCAGCACGGCGACATTCAGGCGGTGGTCGATCTCGGAAGCGAGGGCGACGGCGAGACGGGCGAAAAGGGCGCTCCGGAGCTGAAGGAATGCCCCGAATGCGGGGCGGAGATGCCGCAGAACACGCGCACCTGCCCGTTCTGCGGGCACCAGTTCGGCGGAGACGGTCCCGCCAAGGTGACGCACGTCGAGCTGTCGGAAGTGGACATCCTCGGCAAGTCGCCCTGGCGCTACGTTGACCTCTTCGGCACGGGCAGGTGCTTCCTGGCCTCGGGCTTCGAGGCCTGGGCGGGCATCTTCAGCAGGGACGACGAAACCTGGCACGCCGTCGGCAGGCGCCGGATGCACCGCGTCGAGCCCGTCATGGTGGGCGGGCGCGTGCAGGCCCTTGCGGCCGCCGACGACTACCTCCGCACCTACGAGACGGAGGGCGCCAGCAAGAAGAACCGCCGGTGGCTGGACGATCCGGCCACGGATGCCCAGATGGCCCAGCTCGCCCGCTACGGCTACGATCCCGGGCTCTATCTGAGCAAGTACGCCGCCGGCGCGCACTTGTCTTTCCAGTTCGGCCGCCAGGCAATCGAGCGGATCATCGGCGTGGCGTAAGGAGGCGCATCAGCGCAGGCAGTCATAGAAGCGTTCCGTAAGAAATGCAAGGAGTCTCCCCATGTCTAACATTCCCGATTTCTTCAAGCCTTTCGACCGTGTCCTCGTCCGCGACAACGATGGCGACTGCTGGGAGCCGGAGCTGTACGGCTATTATGAGGCCAAAAGCGACTGCCACAGCTGCCTCGCCGGCACATACGCCTACTGCATTCCCTACGAGGGCAACGAAGACCTCCTGGGCACGAAGCGCGGAGCCGTCCATGTCTTCCGCAAGGGCGAGCCGGTCGGGATCTGGGGCGGCGAAGATACCGGATGGATAATTGCTCTGTACGACCATTTCGATGCGGAACGCGGATGGCACTGCGGCCGGTCGTACCAAAAAAGCTCCGCGCATGTCACCGGCAAAAAGTGCCTCCCCGCCAGCGAGGTGTGGCCGGAATCCGAATTCGAATAGACCTTTCCGCTGCCGCGTCCGTGCAGGGCGCCCGGGATGGTTTTGTCTATTTCCCTCCCCGGGCATGTGCAACGGCGAACTGGAGGCTTTCTTGATTTCCTCCGCCAGGCGGCCCGCCTGGATAAAACGGGCCCTGCTAGCGCGCCCGTCTAGGCCGGCTAAAGCGATAACCCGGCGCGAAGCGCAACGGCGAAACGGGGAACTGTATGCATATAATCTCCGCCCCGCCTGAGGCCGGCAGGATACCCGGCCAACTCAAAAACAACAGGAGTCTCGGCATGACAGACAGCAAGCGTCCTTCATGGGACGAGTATTTCATGTCCCTCGCCGGCATCGTGGCCAGGCGCACCACCTGCACGCACCGCGCAGTCGGCTGCGTCATTGAGCGCGGCCGCAGGCTCGTCTGCACGGGCTACAACGGCTCCCCCTCCGGCGCCCCGCACTGCACGGACGCCGGATGCGCCCGCGAGGGCCTTCCGTCGGGCAATCGCCTCGACCTCTGCAGGGCCGTCCACGCCGAAGCCAACGCGGTTGCCCAGGCGGCGCGCCACGGCGTCAGCCTCGAGGGCTGCACGGCGCACGTCACCTGCCAGCCCTGTGCCGGATGCGCCCGCCTGCTCGTGCAGGCAGGCATCTCCCGCATCGTCTGGGCGGAGGGCTATCCCGCGCCGGACGCCATCGGCGTCCTGGAGGATAGCGGCTATGCGGTGGGCGACCATGAGGCGCGGCGCATACTTTAGGGCCATGGCGGAGCTGGGCGCAGCCGTGCTTGGCCAGGCGCCTCGTGGAGTGGCCCGGCAGGGATCCGGGCTAGGCAGGGCGCGGCATGGCAAGGCGAGGCTGGGCGTGGCTTGGCCCTCCCCGGCACGGCATGGAGCATGGCTTGGAAGGCATGGCTCGGCGAGTCAGGGCCAGGCAAGGCGAGGCTGGGGCTTGGCTTGGAAGGCGTGGCTTGCCACCGCCTGGCTTGGCGAAGCGCGGCAAGGCAGGGTGCGGCATGGATCTGAGGCAAGGCGCGGCTTTGCATGGCATGTCACGGCGGGGCTAGGCGGGACACGGCGTGGATCTCGGCATGCCTGGGCCCGGCATGGCGGGGCGGCGCTTGGCTATGCAGGGCGCGGCAGGGATCAGGGCGACGCCGGGCACGGCACGGCATGCCAAGGCAAGGCCGGGCGCGGCAAACCCTGGCCTGTCCTGGCACGGCGCGGCAGGGAGCCTGGCAAGGCACCGGCCTGGCGGAGCGAGGCGGAGCATGGCGCGGCAGGGCCCGGCGAGGGCCAAGGCTAGGCAGTGCATGGCACGCCAAGGCGGTAGCTCGGCTCTGCATGGCGAGGCTCGGCCCGGCGGGGCGCGGCAAGGCGCGGAGCCTTTGCTTGGCGCGGCGCTTCCTGGATTGGCGGGGCACGGCATTGCCCGGCGTGGCGGAGCAAGGCAGGGGCCAAGCCTGGGCATGGCAAGCCTCTGGCCAGGCTCGGCTAGGCACGGCAGGGCGTTGCGCGGCAAGGGCTTCGGCTTGGCATGGCAGGGCTATGCTGGGCGCGGCAGGACCGGGATTGGCGCGGCACGGCAGGGATCCGGGCAGGACGCGGCGCGGCTCGGCAGAGCCAGGCAGAGCTCGGCGGGTCGAGGCAGGGATCTTGGCTTGGCGGGGCAAGACAACGCCAGGCGAGGCACGTCCCGGCATGGAACTGGGCGTGGCATAGCCAGGCTTGGCAAGGCTGGGTCAGGCGGGCCAAGGCCCGGCGCGGAACGGCAGGGCACGGCTCTGCACGGCAAGGAACAAGGCAAGGAAAACTAAACTAGGCAATACTCAACAATGCTCAAGGAGTCTCACAATGGAAACCTACAAGATCACTCTTGCCGGTGCATCGCCACTCCTGATGCACAGGGACAATATCAACTGGGCTGAGCTCGTGAGGAAGTGGCAGAAGGATCCGGTCAACAAGGAGCTCAGCGTTGCCGGCGACGACAGATCCCCCGCGTGGACGTGGATCGGCAGCCTCTACTCCGACGGCCAGCATCTGGCCATGGACAGCGACAATCTCATGACCATGCTCCGCGAGGGCGGCGCCAAGGTGCCCACCGGGTTCAAGAATGAAACCTACAAGCGCCACACCCAAAGCGGCCTGCTCATTGAGGACATATCCAGCACTCTGCTCGTCAACGGCAAGCAGATCCCCATGGGCCCGATCAACGAGCTCAGCCTCGACCTCGACTTCCAGCACCACCTCGAGGTTGTCGAGTCGCTGGGCTTCGAGCTGCTGGTCAAGCGCGCCAAGATCGGCCAGGCCAAGCATGTCCGTGTCAGGCCTATGTTTCGCGAGTGGACGGTGGTTGCCAAGGTGGCCGTCATAGACAAGAGCGTGTCCGGCATCACGGAGGAGGTGCTCCAGCGCATCCTCGACGCGGCCGGCGCCCAGTGCGGCCTGTGCGACTGGCGCCCAAGCTCCCGCACGCCGGGCCAGTTTGGTCGCTTCACCGCGACCGTGGAGCCCGCATAGTCAACTGCTGAGGGCGGGGCGCGCCGGCGCTCCGCCCCGGCAAGGAGGTCGCAATGCTGACCGAAGAACAAAGACAGCAGCTCAAAATCAACAGGGCCCTGGACAAGTTTGTCAGGGCACGCAAGTCGATCCGCTACGCCAGCCGCCTGCTCTGCGAGGTGTCGCAGGCAATCGCCGGCATGGCCATCCGCACGAAGTCGGCGCCGGACATTGACGTCAACGCCGAAATCGACGCTGTCCGGGCCAGGCTGGTCATAGTCAACAGCAAGCTCGATGCAATCGAGAGGGACTAGTCCATGAGCAGGACCGACTCCCTCACGCCCATTCTCGGGCTCAAATACATCCGCTGGCCGGACAACCGGAGCGTGCAGCAGTTTGTCTGCTGCATGGCCGCCGGGTGCCTCATGGCCGTGGGGAGGATGTGGAAGCGCAGGGGCGCGCCGCTGTTCGATGCGGAGCAGGGCGTCCGCTTTGAAAGGATCGGGTGGGACATTACCTGCACGTGCGGAAAGCACGTGGCGCCCATGTCGGCCGGCGTCCAGCGCTCCCTGCTCCACAGCATACAGACGATCGTGGAGGCCTGCCCGGGCGGAGGCGACGGACCGGCGGACGCCATCACGCCGCGCATGATCCGCATCATTACCGTGGCCTCGTGGCCTCTGGTGGACGATGCCGCCAGGCTCTGCCCCGTCTGGGTAGCCAAGGCCACGGGCCTCTGGAGGGAGGCCCGCGACGCCCTCTGGGCCTTCGTGGACAGGGAGTGCGGGCGCTTCCCCAGCATCGCCGACGAGGGCTGGGCGCTCACCGAAAAGGTCATGCACGCAGGAGGGTACTACATATGAGCACGCAGACATTTCAAAATGGCCAGCTCGTGGCCGTCAGGGACAGCCTTTCTCAGGACTGGGTGCTGAGGGTGTACGATCACGCCTCGCCGGAGGGCCAGCATTTCTGCTGCGGCCTGGACCGTTTCAGCCCGCCCTGCTGGTGGAACCTGGTGCAGCCGGCGGAGGTGGCCTGGCCGGAGGTCTACTTCGGGAGAGAGCGCCATGGACGCTGAGCGCAGGGCGAAAATCGAGGATCTGCTCCGCAAGGCACGCATCCGCTCCAGGGCTTTGCATGACGTGCTGTTCGACCTCGGGCGCGCAATGCAGGGGCTCTACAGGGCGGAGCAGTATGCCGAGATGGCGGACAACGACCTGGACGGCGCGGACAACTGGGTCGAATCTGCCGAGGAGGAGCTGTACCGGTGGGCAAAGGAGCATGCCGATGGACGCTGAGAAGGAAGGCCAGATCCGCAAGCTGCGCCTCGAGATAGCCAAGCTCGAGCGCCAGATGGACGAGCTCCTGGGCCTAAACTCTGGGCCTAGAAAGCCGAAAAGAGAGATGCTGAGCCGTGCTGAGGCGAAGCAGCTCTTCGCGGACGCCAGGAGGCGTCACAATGAGCATATCCAGGCGCAGTGACGGCCGCTGGTGCGTCAAATACAAGGTTGACACCCCTACCGGCCAGAAATGGACTCAGAAAACTTTTCCAAAAGACAAGGAGGCGGAGGCCAGGGCTTTCGAGCTCGAGGCAAAGTACGATGAACCGGAAAACACGCGCCCCACGCTGCTCGAGTGCGTGCTGGCCTTCGTGAAGGAGGTGCCGCATTGCGATTCCTCGTCGCGCCAGTATGAAAGCCTGGTTTGCGGATACGACCGAAAGGACGGAACGCACACCGTCGGGCCGGCTGAATTTCTGGCAGACCGTTTTGCCGACACCCTCGACAAGCGCGATCTGCTGGCGTTCCGCGATGCCTACCGTTCACGGGGCGTTTCCGAAGCGACAGTCCTCATCGCCGAGTGGAAGCTGAAAGCCGCGCTGACGTGGTGCGCGGACGAGGAACTGATACCGGAAAACCCATGGGCAAAGCATAGGGCGCCCCGAGCCCGGCACAAGTCGCGCCAAGGCACCCTTGAGGACTTCCAGCAAGTCTATGCGCATCTCTCCGGCTGGATGCAGTGGGCAAGCAGGACGGCGCTGGCGCTCTGCCTCCGCCCAGGCATGACCGAACTTTTCAGTCTGCGCTGGAAAGTTTTTGACTGGACGGCAGGGACGGCCACGGTCTACATGGGCAAAGTCGGGACCAGCAAGACGGTCTACGCTCCGGAGGCCTACCTGGCTGAGGCCAGGACGCGCTTCGAAGCCTGCGGACGGGATCCGGAAGGGCTCGTCTGCCCTGGCCGGAACGGGCAGGCAATCGGACGGAGCACATACGACTCCGCATGGCGCAGAGCCTGCCGAAAAGCTGGCGTCAACATTCCCATGTATGCCATCCGGCACATCTCTGCCACGGAGATGCTTGCCCAGGGTGCCGATCTTGCCGCAGTTGCGGCCCAGCTCGGGCACCGGGACATGACCACGACCAGCCGCTATTACGCCCACGCCTTGCCGTCTGCACAGAAGGCGGCGGCAAGGGCGCTGCCGGCCTGCACCACGCTTGGTGCAGATGGTGCAGATTCTAGGCGAAAAACATAGTAGAAACAGGATATTGCGTCCCTAGCGCGCTCAAGATCTTCAAAGGCTCAGACACTAAAAAAATCAAACCCTTAACCTAAACCTGCACCAAACCCCTTGGTGCAGCCCGTCCGCGAGAGCTTCACGTCCCCTGCCTGCCGGCGGGGGACTTTTTTTGATCCAAAAGGCCTTTGCCTCCCGATGCGCCGCGATGTAGACTTCTCCCAGGCGCTCCCTCCGAAAGGAGGTGGGTAGCTTATGAAGCTGAAACGCTTCTGGCTGGACGTGCTGGCCGGTTTTCTGGCTAGCGTCCTTGCGGCTGTGGCGGCCCATCTGATGGGCATCTAACGCAAGGCACCCCGGCTGGTAGCGGGCTAGCCGGGGTGCGAAAACTGCGATCACTTGATTCGCGGATGGAGCGCCCTGTGTGGGCAGGGAGGTAGCACTCCCTGCCCCTTTCATATTGAAAGCTCAGCTCTGATGTCAAGGGTAATAAAGAAGGCCGGAGGCCTGCCGGCGGGTGGGCTTTTTGGGGGTGAGGCAAGCAAAAAGGGCCGGAACCGAAGGTTCAGCCCTTGATATTATTTTTTATATAGTCAACTACTACTTATATCTTACTGTAAGATTGTACAAAGCTGGGCCAACACCTGCGGCTGAGAGAAAACCACCAATCCACTGGCCCGCACCCTCGCTAAGGATTAAAGCGCATCCTCCAATGACAATTGCTGCCAGGGCAATTATCCCAGCCCAGGTTTGCCTGTGCATCGTCTCTCCATGCTCTTGATCAACCTGTAGTCTCTTTGTTTCCAGAACATGATTTACGTTGTCGATTTTAGACTGCTGAAGACACTCGGCCATAGCCATAATACGATCTGCACCGTTGGGGATGATGTCATTAAATTTCGCAAGGGTGTCCGGCTCTGGGATAGGCCCCTGAAATTCGCGTCGCTGGTAACTTAGACCACGAACAGTCACCTGTCTGGAAGAAAGTTGCGCTTTCGAAGCGTGCTTCTTCTTTTTCCCCTTGGAGCTCAATTAGCAATCCCCTTCCTTGTGGCTTTACGCATGAAATTGCCGACGCCGTTGAAATAGCTCCACATCATGAGGTTTTCATCAGCATACATACGCTCGACAGCCTTCGCTGTGCGCTCGTAGTTGTGATAGGCAACTCGCTTGCGTGGGGTGAAGTCTGGGTAGTATTGAAGATAGCTCTTCAGCGCTCTGCCGACGCCCCGAGCGAACTTTTTTATGGTAAGCTTTATCATCTTGAGACTCCTTTAATACCCCAACCCCAAGTGGGTCGGGACACTTTAACGATAGCGTCTTCAGGCGACCCGGGCAAGAGGGACTCATGTTCATTTTTGCCAGCACCTCGCTATTACCATAGGCGAGGACGAGAAGGGCTAGTCTTTCTCCTCCGTCTCGGGAGGACGGACAAGCACCAGCCTCCGGAGCGCGCTTTCCGCGCTCTTCCAGCCCTTGCAGTGGGCCATGTACCCCGCGAAGGACGCCACCACGGAGCGCACCGTGTCGAGGTCAACGCGCCCCTGGGCGTAGACGTGCGACAGTCCGGCGAAGCGCTTCGCCGCCTTTCGGATGTTCCTCTTTCGGGGCAAGCAGAGCCATGGCCAGTGGCGGTAGCCGGCAAAGTCCACGCCGTGGCTCGCCGGAAAGACGCCCGTCTTGGGGTTGAGGCTCAGCCTGAGCCTGACGGCCAGGAAGTCCCGGATCTCAGCCAGGAGCTCCCACAGCTCCGCCTTTGACGGGCGCAGGATGACGAAGTCGTCCATGTAGCGGGCATAGTGCCGGACGCCCAGGCATTCCTTGACGTGGTGGTCGAGCTGGTCGAGGTAGGCGTTGGCAAAAAGCTGAGAGGTCAGGCAGCCGAGAGGCAGGCCCTTTGTGCCGGGTATGCACCCGCACTCCATGACCAGGCGCTGGAGCACGGCGAGCACCTTCCGGTCGCCGATGACGCGCCGGACGATGCCAAGCAGGATTTCCCTGTCGATGCTGGCAAAGTATTGCGAAATGTCGGCCTTGAGGACATAGGCCCTGCCCCAGAGGTCTGAGGCGGAGCGGAGCATCCGCGACACTGCCCTGCTGGCAGCATGCGTGCCCATTCCCTGCCGGCAGGCAAAGGAGCAGTCCATGAAGCGACGCTCGAAGTGCCGTCCGATCACCTGCACCAGGGCATGATGGACGATGCGGTCGGCAAAGCACGGCGCGTGGACTATTCTGCGCTTGGGCTCGTAGACCTCGAGCGTGCGGTATGGGCCGGGGAGCCACAAGCCGGACTCCAGGCGCATCCTCAGGCGCACGAGGTTGCACTCCAGATCCATTGAGTAGGCCAGTATCTCCCTGCGGAAGCGCTTGTTCCGCGCGGCCTCCTTCGTCGCCAGGACAAGGTTGTCCCAGGCAACAAACTGGTCCCAGAGCCCCTTTGCCGGCTTCGGCATGCATTCCTCCAAAAGAGATTCCCCGCACCGCGTTCGCTTGCGCTACTTGCCGTGCGGGGATGCTGCTGTTTCCCCCGTTCGCATGGAGGAGGAGACGGCTCCCTTTTGCCCCGTGCACCGTCCTGGGAGCCGTAGCCCCCAGGCTTCTGGCGAAATGCAGGGCGAGAGCGGCGCGGAAGCCGATATTCGCATTCGTGTTCGTGCGGACGTTATTGGAATTGAGAGCGAACGGCCCGACACCGGAGCCATTATTCCAATTGCCACCGCGAAACGGCAGACGCGAATCCGAACCGTCCCCCGTCAGCGGGCCTTTTTCAGGCCGCCGATCATCCTTCCGATTTCCTCGAGCTTCATCGCGACCGGCTCCTGGCGCCTTGACGGGATGGCGCCGATGCGGATGCCCAGGGAAATCATGGACGCGAGGCTCTTGGCCTGCGCGTCCGCAAAATCAAGCAGGGAGCTCCGGCTCCCAAGGCGCAGGGACAGCTTGACCAGGGCGGCATGCACGGCCCAGACGCAGGTGCGGATGTCCGCGCCCAGGGTGAAGCGCTCCGATTTCGGCATGTCCCTCAGCACGCACGAATAGAGATAGTCGGCCAGATCCTCCCATTTCTGCTGCACGGCGAGCTTGTACGTGTCCACCAGATTCCTCCATCGTCCGTGTTGCATATCACAGGACGACGCCCTCGTCACCGTCTGAGCTCAGGCGGAAGCTGCCTTCCATGGCGCTCGCTCTCGAAGCTCTGCCGGCAGTGCTCCGGCTCCCCAAGCAGGCGGGCGCCCCAGTCGAGAATCCGGCATGGCCACGAGCGCACGCCGGCAAGGTGCCAGCGCCACGCCCTCGAGCACAAAGTTTCATCCGGCCATCCGCCCAGCAGGGCGTTGGAGAGCTGGTCAAGGGCTATGAGCACTGCCTTGGCATAGGGCATGCCGGCAGGCATCAGACTCCCTCGAAGCCGATCTGCACGGCGTCCAGTGCTTCAAATGTCGTCGCCTGCTCGATGGCCGTGCGGAGCGCCCACTTTCTGGCGTAGAGGGCCTGGGCGCGCTGGATGACGGCAAGCTGCAGGCGCCTGAGGTCTGCCAGGGAAAGCTCGCGGAAGGAGTTGTCGGCGGCGCAGAACGTGACGGATTCGGCGCCGGCCGCCTCCATGGCGGTAATGAGGCCTGCGATGTCGCGGTTGGCCCTGTCGTTGGCGTCGTAGGCCACGCCGTCGAGGACCACGGTGCCGGACGCCTCCGCCTCGAGCCACGCCGAACGCAGGGCGTCCAGTCGGCGGGCCCTGGCATCCTCGAGCATGGGGAAGCCTTCCGCGATCTCCCAGCCGTCCTCGCCGGAGCGCTCTGCAGTCTGGCCCACAGCAAGAATTGTGCCAAAAAATGCGTCAACTTCTGCGAAATCCGGATCCCCGGGCAGGACGGGATGCGGGTAGCCCCTGTCCTCGATGTAGCCTTCGGCGGTGCGGTGCGTGGTGCGGTAGGGGGAGCTCATTTTCCCTCCTGGGAAAAATGTTTCGATCGCCGGCTTGCGCCGGCGCGGGGGCGCCCTTGCGGGCGCCCCTTCAGGTGGTCAGTTTTCAGGTATCGGGAAATCAGGGGAGAAAAGCGGCGCGGAAGCCGATATACGCAATCGTAGCCGTGCGGACGTGATAGGAACCGAGAGCGAACGGCCCGACACCGGAGCCAGCATTCCAAGCGCCACCGCGAAACGGCAGACGCTCGTCGTTATTTCTTACCCAATAATTTCCTTGAACGCCGGTTGTGCTAATTGGGAAAATTGCAAGCGACTTGAGCAATCCTGGGATTGTCACACCCGACGCCGCCTGCATTCCGCTAAACGTGTTGCTCATATATCCGTTGCCAGTCGCAGTGTAGCCAACAGCAGTACCGATAGTTGTCTTTCCCAGGTTGGTGTTTGACCCTGTGCCGGCAGATGGCGCCGTGAACTTGAGCGAACCGGACGTGCCGGGGCTGACAAGGCTGCCGTCGCTCTTGATCGCCTTCCAGGCAGACGACGATGCGCCCATGTCGCAGGACTGCATGAGGGCGTCGTTGTCCTTGACGATCTGGATTTCGCCGGCATTGACGCGGAAGCCGGCGCACCATTCCCACACGTTGCCGACAAGGTCGGCTATGCCGGAGTCGGTTTCGTCGTCGTTCCACTTCGGCCCGCCGGAGCCCGTCAGGCAGGCGGCATCGCCGTTGCCCGTGTCTCCGGGCAGATAGGACACCGTCTTGAGAACGCCGGTTTCCTGGTGGGCGTCATGGTACCGCCCATAGTTGCTGTTTCCATGGTAGACGTGGCTGCCAAGCTCTTTCCAGAGGTAGAGGGCGCGCGCCGCCCACATGGCATTCGTGATGAGGCCAAAGCCCGTGCCCAGGGCGCGGCAGTTGGCGAGGGCATCGTCAAAGTTGATCGAGCACCACGGCGCCTTGCCGGGGAGCGTCTGCACCTTGTTTCCGCTGGACTTGCTGGCCTCGTACTTGCCGATGAGGATTTCCGGCTTGACCACGTTGTTCACGACGAAGGCGGGATGGTTGCCGGAGCCAAGGTTGCTGTCGATGTCCTCAAGCCGGAAGCGCGGGACCACGACCATGACATGCGGGTTGCCCCACTGGTCGCGCACGACCGTGTTGCGCCCCATGGTGATGGCCTCCACGTCGGCGCGCAGCATGTCCTTGACGAAGTGGATCGGCGCCGCCTGCTGGCCGTCGAGGGACGTGGGATCCGGCACCAGCGGAGAGCTCGAAAACGTCTTGACGCCGGCCGCCGTCTCGTCTCCGCTCGTGTGCAGGTAGGCGTTGTCTGATGCCGTCACGCTGATGCTGACGTCCTGGGAGCCGTCAAAGCTCACAGAACCGGAGCAGTCGCCGGTGATGGCGATTGTCCTGGCCGTCGCGAGCTTTGTGGCGGTGTCGGCGTTGCCAGTCAAGTCGCCCGTCACGTCTCCTGTGATATCGCCAGTGACGTTGCCCGTCAGATTGCCGGTGACGTCGCCTGTCACGTTTCCGGTGAGGCTACCCGTCACGTCGCCCGCAAGGTCGCCCTCGATGCCGTCGGAGAAGGTTTTCACGCCGGCAACGGTCTCCGCGCCGGACGTATGGACGATTTGGCCGTCGCGCGCCTTGACGGCGGCCATGACTTCCCTGATCGCGTTGTTCAACCCCTTGGCGGGGCATCCTTCAGCAATGTTGACGCCGCCCACGGAGGTGTTGTCGGCGGGCGTGGAGCTCCAGTCTGTGACTGCCATTGGCGCCTCCTACTCCGGCTTGACGGGCCACGGCGCCCTGTCGGGATCGCCGTCCCAGGGGAAGCCGGGCTGCTGGGGAATGTCGAGCAGGGTCTGGCGGTAGTCGCGCCACGCCTGGCGCTGGGCCTCGGTCATGCTCTCCCAATGCAAAGCCGCACCAGCACGGTCGCACGCACGAAGCTTCTGGTTCCGCACGAAGCGGACTGCGTCCGCCTGTTCCTGGAGGACGTCCTGCCGGCGCCGGCCAAGGGCAATGCGTCCGCCGTCAACATAGGCGGCGCATCCGCACGCTTCCCACTCCTCAGCCGAAAGCGTCTGGTGATAGATGCCGGCGCCCCCGCCGACTTCCAGAGGGGCGTTGAGCGCCTCAACGTCGCCAAAAGCCTGCACTGTGCCGTCAGGCATGGCCTTTAGATAAACGATGCTGTATTCGTCATTCATTGCTCAGTATCTCCACAGAGTCGAAGCCTTCCGCAGAGGAAGGGAATTCCTGGTTGAACCATAGGTTCATGACGGTGCCCTCGCTGAGGGGCTTCGCCCGGGCGCGGTTGCGCGCCTCGACTGTCCTCCACGAGGCCACAAGATAAACAAGCCGGATCGGGGAAACGCCGTGCGCTCGCAGGCGGGCCAACGCCTTCCGCCGGTCGTCGCGGTAGACGAAGGTGTCCACGAGAACGGCATCCCCGCGCCGGCAGGCCTCTGCCACGGCGTCCAGATAGGCCAGGTTGCTCGCCGGATATTCCGCCCGGAAAAGCCTTGTCGCCTCTTCAACGTCCTCCACGGCGTAGCGGCCCCGCACCCAATCGTCGAATTCAAAAGGGGCGAGTTCCGCACACGCCGTGGACTTGCCGACGGCAGGAACGCCTGCAACAATGGTCAGCATTGCTAGCAGGCCTGCCAGCCCGCCCAGCTTGCACGGTGGACGCGGTACGTCCAGCCTTTCTTTACGGGGAAGAAGCAGCATCCGCCGGAATGCTGGCCACCGGAGCCGTACTGCCCGCAGTGCATGTTGGTCTGGTGTCCGTTGATGGTCACCTGCACGTCATACTGGCCATGGTTGTCGTTGTGCTCCACCTTGAGAAATCCATTTGTGGCGGCAGTGTAGGTCGTGTCGTTGCTTCTCTGTGCCGGGTTGCCCGTCGGCACCATGTTGATCGAGGGATAGTTGTTGCAGACCTTCAACTGGCCTCCAGACAGAAACACAGGCTGGGTTGTGCTGCCCACAGTGGCGCTCAGCTTTGTGATGGTGCCGCCATTCAGAAAAACGGGTGTGGACGTCCCGCCCACGGTGGCGCTCATTGCTGTGACGGTGCCACCGCTGAGGTAGACGCCCCTTGCCGTCCCGCCGACGGTTGCGGACATGGCCGCGACATTGCCGTCGCCGTCTACGTAGACGCCTCTGGCCGTGCCGCCGCCGGAGCCCCTGACAACGCGCTTGCCGTTGACGTTGCAGACGCCGCCGTCCGGCTGGAGGTAAAGCGCGCTGACAGTATTGCCGTTGGCCTTGGCCTGGATTTCGTTGTTGTCGATTTCGATGTGGGCCTGGGCGCGCGTCCCGCCAATCACAAGCGCAGGGCCGTTGTCCGCCGTGCCGGACAGATCTGTCGTGCGGCTCAGCACCAGGGTGCCGGTGACGGTGCCGCCGGCCAGCTTGAGATAGGTGGTGTCGATGCGCGCGCCGTTGGTGTCGCCGACGGCCTTCGTGGCCGTGGCCGCGTTTCCGTCCAGGGCGCCCTTGATGGTTGCCGGCAGCCGGAGCACGATGTTGGCAGAGCCGTCGAAATTCTGGGCAGGGCCCGCGTTGGCCTGGGCGTTGTCCTTGACCGTAATGGAGCGCGCCGTCTGCAGCTTAGTGGCCGTCGAGGCGTTGCCGGTCAAGGCGCCGACGAAGCTCGGGCACGTCACCGAAACCGGGAAGGTGGTTTTGCCGGAACCGTCCAGCAGGGCCACCTGACGCGCCACCGTGGCGAAGGCGCCGGAATACTGGCGCACGTAGATGGGCTCGTTGCCGTTGTCGCCAGTGGCGAGCTCGAGGAAGCCGGCGTCTGAGGCCGTTGCGCCCGCGCCGATGCGCCACTTGTCGCTGGCGGCCATTTCGCCGCCGAACTGCTCCACGATGCCGGAGGTGTTGGCCTTGCCGTAGGTGGAGTGGATGGCGCCGGTGACGGTGTCGCCGGCTTTCGCCACCTTGAGCGTGTCGGCCTGGATGCAGGCGTCCTTGGCGTCCTTGACGGCCTTGGGCGTGGCGGCATACCCGCCACCCGTGGAGCTCGTCGAGCTTGTAGAATCGCTGAGCCTGGTATGGCCGTAGTTGCTCCCGCTGGCCACGCCATAGGTTGTGGCGCTGGACGCATGGGAGACCGGCGCCTTTGTGTCGGCCACGGCCTTGAGGCCATGCGGCGTCACCGCGCGCACGGCATCCGTGCCCGTCAGGCACTCAGCATCGGTGGCGAGCTCGACCACGCCCTGAATCGTGGTCGTAGCCGGCGGGACGGAAAACTCCGCGCTAGGGAACTCGAAGGTGACGTTGTCGGCAGCAGAAATAACAATGTCGATGGCCAGCATGGCCTGGGATGCGGAACTCTTTTCGAGAATGGGCGAAGTGTCGCTGGCCACCGCGAACAGCGTGCCATCGGAGAAGTAGACGCCCAGCTCGTAGGCCGCGAAGCTGTCGTCGGAGGTATCCATCGCCTCCACGTGGATGACGTTGTCGCCCACGGCGCCGCCGGCGATGGCGGTGTAGGTTTTGATGACGTTCTGGAGGTCCGTTGCCGCATGGTCCGGCGTCCACTGGCCGGAGCCGATCTTGACGCTCGAGACGGTGACGGCGTTGGTGCCCGTGGCCTGGGCGTTGCGGATGGCGGCGATGCCCGCGTCGGTGACGATGAGATTTGCCATGGGAAGATGCTCCTACAGGTTGTGCAGCCGGCAGTAGACGGCATGCCGCACGTTTGCAGAAAAGAAGAAGCCCGACTGGTGCGCAGTAGCCAGTGTGAACAGATAGTGCGAGCGGACCGGCTTGGCGTTGTCGATGGCCTTGACCAGGTCGAGCTGCTCGTCCTCCGTCAGCGTGGAATTGCCGGACGACGGGCTGGCGATGGCCGTAAGCTGGAAGGTGTGGGGCGTGCCTTTCGGAGTCGTTTCCCACCACTCCACGAGCTGCACGGTCGCGCCCAGGGCCCTGAGCACCGCGCGCACGGCGCCGACAGTGCCGGCGTGCCGCTTGACGTCGTAGGACGCCAGGATCATGGAGCGCTTTTTCTCGATGGGCCAGGAATTGCGCCAGACGTCCACGTCCATCTGCACGGCCATGTGGTCGAGCTGGGCGCTGGTGAGCTCGCCCAGACGCTTGTACAGCGCGGGCGCTTCGTGCGCTTCGGCAACGGCTCTCAGGTACGGATCGATGCCCGCGATGCAGGCGGCGCCGTCCGCATTCCGGACGATGTGCGCCGGCGCGAAGTCAGCCAAGGTTTCAAAGGGCTTACTCATTAGTCAGCCCCTTGTAGGTGATAACGATGCCGGAACACACGGCCACCTGCGTTGCCGTCACCTGCGCGTAGTCCGGCGACAGCGTGGACGAATCCACGCGGAAGGCGCCGGCGGCGATGACCAGCTGCACCAGCTTGTCGGGCACGATGTCGCGCCCGATGTGCAGGCACTGCCACTGGCGGTACTCTTCCACCGCCGACGTCACCGCCTGCTGGATTTCGGCAACGCGCGCCTGATCGGACACGGAAATCCAGTAGTCGAGCACAACCGAAAACGTCACCGCACTGGGCGCATAGACGTGCACCTCGTCGGTGAGCGGGCGCACGTCCTCGGCGCTCAGCGCGGCGAGCACGTCGTTGCAGAGCGCCGTGGAGGGAAGCTGCCCGCCGGTGGTGAGCAGGTAGACGTTGACCAGGCCAGGAGTGGGGCTGTCCACGCTGACGTCGATGATCGCCGGCGAGGCGCTGTACGCATGGTAGACATACGCCTTGCGCGGGCCGGCGCTGGAAAAGCTGTTGGGCGCGAGCTGGACGCGCTTGGCTAGGGCTTCGTCGGTCTCGGTGTCGGCGCCGTCAGCCGTGGTCGTGATGTTGACTGCCTCGGCCACGTAGGCAATGGGCTCCACCATCGTGCCGATCTGGCCTGCCGTGTAGCCGTTGCCCACGGTGCCCGCATCGGTGCACGTGGCGTCCACGGTGACGGTGAGCGTGCCGGCAAGAATCACGACGTCCTCGTCGGTGGCAAAAGTGACCGTGCCGTTGGTGACTTCCGTGCCGGCGGGGATGAGCAGATCGTCCGCGAGGCCGGCGCTCAAGGTGAACTTGAACGTACCCTTGGCCGGGACCGCGGCGAGGCGCGTCACGCCGAAGTAGGCGCCCAGGCTGTCCAGATAGGCGCCCTGGGCGTAGCTCAGCAGATTGTTCTGGGCGGCGATGTTGACTTCGGCCCGCAAGCCGCAGATTTCAGCGGCCACGCTCAGCAGGAAGAGCCGGACGGGATCGCCCTGGGCGAGCGTCCGCTTGGCGGCGCGCTCGTAGCCGGCGATTATGCCAGCTTCCACGGTGGCGGTGTCCACGTCCAGGAAGACAACCTCAGGCAGGTCGAAGCGGGGGAGTTTTTCAGCCATGGGGAGGCCTCCTTAGTCGTTCCGCAGAACCACGAGGCCATGGCCTCTGGCGGCGGTTTCGGGGATGTCGTCGAGCGTGGTCGTCGTGGAGTCGTAGACCTTCTGGGTCTGGGCCTCGAGCCGGAGCTCGTCCTGCTCGAGCGAGGCCAGCACCTCGGAGGTCTGCAGAGCGCCGGCATAGGCCTCGAGGGACTCCTGCACCGCCTGGGCGATCGTGTTCGCAAGCAGATCTGCCATGGAAGCCTCCCGCTAGCTGTCGTTCCGCAGCACGACCATGCCGCCCTGGCTGGCGCTGTCGGGCACGTCGTCCAGGGTGTTCGTTGTGCTGTCGTAGATCTTGCCCACGCGCCTCTGCAGGACGGCGATGGCCGCCTGCAGGGCCTCGGAGTTGATGGACGCATTGGATCCGGCGTTCCGGGCGGCGAGGGCGCTGGCAACCGCCTCGTGCACCATGCGGGTGACGGCGGCCATGTCGAGGATGGTGCCGGACTCGGTGACGAGACCTTCCTCGGCGTCGGGGATCTCGCTCTCCTCCCAGGCGGTTGAGGCGCCGCCGTCGATGCCCTCGGCAAGGCCCACGGTCAGCACGGGATGGAGCACGCCGTCCTGGGCGTCCTCCGCCTGCTCCCAGCGGATGGACTCGACCACCGCGCGGGGCTCGAAGCGCTGGACGGCGTCGAAGATGTCCGCGCGGGCAAGCTGCATCGCCGCCGGCAGCGCCTGGTCGATCATGTCCCAGGACGTGCCGAAGGCCCGGTCAAGGGGCACCTCGCCGACGCGCGTTGCCAGAATCGTCCGCACGTTCTGCACGACTTCCTCGGCGACAGTCTGCGGGAAGAAGTCGATGCCCGTGCTCAGGGCCACGGGATAGCTAGAAGAAGCCATCGGAAACCCCCTTGAGCTTGACGCTGACGGTGGCCACCTGGAGCACGCCTATGCCCGTCCAGTGCTCGCCGGTGACGCTGACGCCCTCGACGACCACCTGGCCGCAGTATTGCGGACCAACGAGCAGGGGCACCGGCTTGTGCGCCTGCATCATCTTCTTGAGCCCGGCGATCACCACGCTGGGCATGGTGCCAAGCGTCGAGTCGAGCCGCATTTCGATGCTGTAGGTGCTGGCCTGCCTGCCCACCCATTCCAGAACGGGACGCCCGCCGATGACCTTGTGCTCCGCATAGTTTTCGCCGTGCTCCTGCCCCATGCCGCTGATGGTGTTCACCACGGAGTCGGAGCAGACGAAAGGCAGATACCCTAGAACGCCAATCGCGCCCATTAGATGTTGCTCCCGTGGACTGCGCCGGAAGCGCTGACGCCCCCGGCGGTAGAGATGTTGCCAGACGTGTGCAGGGTGCCGGTCACGTCCATGTTTCCCTTGAAAGTAATGTTGCTCGTATCGATCTGCGCAGAGGAACCCGTCAGCGTCATGGTCGTACCCCCGATAGTGAGCAGGAGCTGCTGCGTTGTCAGGTGGATCTGCTGCGGGCTCTCCATCTCGATATGCTGCTGATCGGCCTTGATATGCGTGCCGTCAATGTCGATGGTGTAGGTGTGGGAGCTCCTGTCATAGGCGATGCGGGTGTCGTCCTTGAACTTCGTGGCGCGCACGTCCTGGCTCGACTCCGGATCCGACACGTTGCCGGCGTAGAAGCTCCCCAGGACGAAGCCTTCCTCCGTGCCGGTGGGCAGGAAGATGCACAGCACGTCCTCGCCCACGTCGGGCATGGCGTGGTCGTGGTTGTCGATCGTGTTCGGAACGATGACGGGGAGCTCGCCAGACGTCTGGCCGTCGTCGTCGTCAAAGGTCACGCTAACCTTGTGGGCGCCAGGATTCGTGGCCGTCACCTCGCCGATGCGGATCACCATGCTGAGCTGGCGATCGGTTTCGTCGTCTTTCTTGAAGTCGAGCTGCATTTTAGTAGTCCATGTTCACGCGCCGAAGGCGGATGTCTGTAGTGTATCCGGAACTGCCGACAGAATGCCTGGCTTCCTCGACAATAAAGCGCCCGTCAAAACTTCCAAAACCTTTGACTTCAACCACAGTGCCTGCACATGCCTTCACGTTGCCTACTAGCGTCATGCTTCCTGTCATGACTTTTGCGTTCAATTCGCGCAGCTTCGCCTCGGCAAGGCGCTTCGCTTCAGCCTGAGACTTCACGCGCTTCTTTAGTTCAAACTCCTGCGCATTCTCCGGGGCGTCAGGATCCACGGCGGTGTAGGAAATGACAGCCGGATTCGACTTGGCTTTCTGCTTGCCGGGCTTCTTCTTTGTTTTCTTCCCGCCCAGCTTCTCGAAGTTGTTGTCAAACATCCTGGCCATTTCTACAAGTCCTCATGCGCTTCCTGCGCATCGTCGTCGTCCATGTTCTCCAGGTCGTCCTCGTCCGTCGTGGACGAAGCCGAAGCCTCCTTGCGCTTCTGGGCGGCGTGTCCCTTCACCTTCTTGGCAGGATCGCGGTAGGTGACGGTCACGCTTTTGTATGCATCTGCAAGCTCCTGCGAAAATTCCCATTTGAGAACTTCAGAATCGCCAAAGGTGATTGTCATCACAGGGTCTTTCTTTTCGTAGGACTTCTGGTCAAAGATAACGAGCTTTCCATCCGTGAGCTTGAGGTTTGCGCCTTCCTCCTTGCAGAGCTTCTGCAGGAACACCAGATCGCTCTCGCGCTTCTGATCTGCCTGCTCCCTCTGCTCAGTGCCCACGCCGTCGGCGCAGTCCCAGAGCAGCTGCAGCTTGTTTTCGGAAGCAATTGTCTGCGCAATCTGCTTGAGGGACTGCTTTTGCCACGTCTTTTCCTTCGCCTTGCGTCGAATTGGCGAGTCTGGAGGGATGGACGTTGCACGCAGTTCGTATACAGACGGCGCGCCGGAAATGCGCCTGCTGTCAACGTGAAACTTTCCGCATTTGAGCAGGTCTTTAGGCTCCATCGTAACGATGTCGCATTTAAGCGTTGCGTTCATCTTCGGAGCCCAATTATTGCGCCACTTGCCGGTTTCATCCTTGAGGGTGATGGTCACTTCTTCCGCTTCGTCGGTTTCCTTGTCGGTGTAGCTAAAGGACAGCAGATCCTTTGCAACCTGTTCGGATGCATCCTTTTCGTCAATCCTGACAGAGACGATGGTATGGCGGACGGCGTCAAGCATGATGGCCTACTGCTTCCAGGGCGGTAGGGAGTTCCGGCTGGCTGCTTCTTCCGGCAGGGGCGGAACGGTGATTTGAATGCCGGCGGAGAAGAGCCGGACGTGCCGGAGCTCGCGGTTGGCGTTGACGAGGCGCCACGTCCAGTGCTCGTCGCCGTAGACGCGGTAGGAAATCATGTCCCAGGTTTCGCCGTGACGCGTGGTTGTCGTGGCCATGGCCTGCCTCCTTTACGCGTAGCTCAGCCGGCGCTGGTCGGCCAGGACGCGCTCGAGCTGCCGCTTGATGTCGTCGGCGCCGGCAGAGAGCCCGCGCCGCACCGCCTCGTAGGGATCGCTCGAGGCTGAGCCGAAAGACACTGGCGCCTGCACGTTGATGGTGATCGTATTGCCCTGCGCCTGGCCTCCGCCAGCATACTGACCCAGCATGGAGCTCAGCCTGTCCAGGGGCATGACGGCCTCGTCTCCTGCCTCGCCGACAAGGGCAAACGTCGGAGCGGTGACGATGCCGCCGGCCGCCATGGCCTTTGGCTGAGACGTGGGGATTTCGCTGAGCTTGCCGATGCTGACGCCGGGAATCTTGTTCATCGTTTCGATGGTGCCGTTGATGAGCCCGATCACCGAATTGAGCTTGCTCGCTATCCAGTCCAGAACGCTCTGGGCAACGCCTTTGAACCCGTTCCAGATGCTGGAGAAAACGCCGGAAACGGCGTTCCAGGCGGCGCTCCAGCCGGCCTGGAAAGTGCCCGTGACGAAGGCAAGCACGCCCTGGAAGGTGGCCTTGACGCCGTCCCAGACGCTCTGGAACCAGGCGCCGATGCCGTCCCAGATCTGGTGGAGCGTCTGGCTGGCCTCGATGCAGAAAATGGAGACGGCAACGGTGATCGCGCTCCAGATCCTCGACAGCGTGGCGCTCACCTGCTCCCAGTTGGTGTAGAGCCAGATGCCGGCCGCCACGAGGGCGGCAATGGCCACAATGATGAGCCCCATGGGGGAGGCCAGCAGCATGAAGCCTGCCTGCAGGGCCGCAACGGCAAAGCTGATAGTCTTGACGGCGACGATGCAGGGCAGGATGGCCGCCGCAAAGGCGGCAACTCCGCCGGCAACGAGCACGATGGTGCGGGCCACCTCGGGGTTGGCCTGCAGCCACGTGTTGAGCCTGCCCACCAGATCCGTAATGTGCTGGATGGTTTCGCGCAGGGAGCTGTTCACGCTCTTGTAGAGCGTCTGGCTGAGCCCCGACATGGCGGAGGTGAGCTTGGTAATGTCGCCGATGAGGTTGCCTTCCTGCACCCTGGCCGTGGCCTCGGCAGTGCCGCGCTCATACTGGCCGGCGATCATTTCCTGGAGCTTTCCGCTGCGGGCGTTGTCCAGGAGCACCTGGCCGGCGGCCAGGGCTTCCGTGCCAAACAGCATGGCGGCCGACTTGCCCTTGCCAAACTCGGTAAGGCCCAGCCTGTCCTGCGCCTGGGCAACCTCGACCATGATCTGCTCAAGGCTTTTGAAATTGCCCTTGGCATCGTAGATCTTGACGCCCAGCTCCTTGAGGGCCACCGCCGCCTGCTTCGGCTGCTTCGTCAGGCGCACCATGATGCCGCGCAGGGCCGTGCCGGCCATGCTGGCGTCAATGCCGTTGCTGCCCAGGATGCCGGCGTAGGCCGCCGTCTGCTCGAGGCTGAGGCCAAACTGCTTGGCGACCGGCGCGCAGTATTTCATCGTGTCGGACAGAGTCTCGAGCGTGGTGTTGCTGCGCTGGAACGTGTTTGTCAGCACGTCGCCCACGCGGTCGATCTCCGCCGTCTGGAGGCCGAAGGCAGACAGGATGTTGCTCGAAATGTCGGCAGCCCGGCCCAGGTCGATTGCGCCGGCGGACGCCAGGTTGAGCATGCCCGGCATGGCGGCCAGGACCTCGTTTGTCTTGAAACCGGCCATGGCCAGATACTGCATGCCCTGGGCAACCTGCGTAGACGTGTACTTGGTCGAAGCTCCAAGCTGGAGAGCCTGCGCCTCGTAGCGGGCCATCTCGTCCGCGCTGGCGCGGGAAATGGCCTGCACCTGGGAAAGCTGCCTTTCGAGGGAGGCGCCGTCTGTCATGGCGGCCATGAGGCCGGAGCCGACGGCCGCGCCCGCCTGCTGGGCGTATGGCGCATTGGCGGCGACGCCGGCCTTGGCCCTGCCAAGGCGCGCCTCGGCGGCCTGCTGGCGCTGGAGGGCCTGCGCCGTCCTGTTCGCCGCCTGGGTGAGTTCGTTTTCCCTCTGGGCGAGGGCGCGGATAGGCTGGCCGGCCGCGTTGGCGGCGGCCGCCATTTCCCGCATCTTCGCGATGTTTCTCTGCCAGGCTTCCTTGGCCCTGTCGGCAGAAGCCTTGGCGCGCTCGAGGGCGGCTTCCTGCGCCTTTGTAGGCCTTTCGCAGGCGGCCATGGCCGCCTGGAGCTTGGCCACGTTCCCGGCGGCCTCCCTGTAGGCCTTGCCGGACTCCATGACGCGCTGCTTGGCGGCCTGGAGGGCGCCAAGCTGCCTTGTCGCGCCCTCCAGGCTCTTGAAGGATTCCTGCAGGCGGGCGACGGTGCGGGATGCCGCCTTGAAGTTGGCAGAGAATGATGCCGTGTTTGCCGCCAGGGCAAACGCTATTTCATACGTCTTTGCCATCGCCTACCTCCTGCCCTTCATCTTCCTGTCGAGCTCTTTCTGCCTCTTTTCCAGCTCGGCCCGCTGCACCTCTGCCCACACTCTGACCTCGGCGATCGGCAGCCTCCACCACTCGAGGGCGCTGGTTGCCGTGTCGGCGCCGGCCAGGTTGAGGCAGAGGCGCATCACGTCGCGTTCGGGCTCCTGCCCGCCAAGGCCTAGCTCAGCAAAAAACCCGCCACCTTGGTGCAGAGGGGCACCATTTCGTTCGCCGGCATCTGCTCGAAAAACTCGAGGGGCTGCTTGCAGATGCGGGCCATGAGAAAGACGCAGAATTCCTGGTCAAAAACCATGCTGACCGGATTCGCATCCGGATGAGCCTTCACGAAAGCCCTCTTGGCGGCCAGGAACTGGGCGCCGGTCATGTCCTCAACCGGCACTTCAAGCTCGGTCCATTCGGCATCCTCAAACTTGTAGGGCTGCTTGAATTCGTACTGCATTTCGAGACTCCTTTGCGTTTCGAGACTCCGGGGAGGCGGGGGCGGGGCCGGAGTCTCGGAGCCCCTTGTCGCGCCAGGCACGCGATGCCCCCGCCTGATATGGACTAGCTCAGGCCAAGATCGCTGCGGACGCTTCTGAGGGCGTCCTGCCCGCCAATCCGGCAGATGTAGTTGTACTTGTCGATCTCGAGGCGCTCCTTTCCGCCGACGACCAGCTTGAGGTAGCTGCACTCGAGTTCAGTGGTCGTGTCGGTCGTGGAGCCGGGCTCGAAGCTGCCAAGGCTGGTCGTCTTGGGAGTGCCCCTGACAACCAGGCGCACGGGCACGGAGCTGTACTTCCCGCTGCCGGCGTCGTACTGCTGCTGGCTGCCCCTGATCTCCAGGTGGTGCGCCTTCTGCTCGGCGAGCGACATGGCGGCCTCGTCGATGGTGCGCCAGTGCAGGGTGACGCTCATGCTCTGGAAGTGGCCCAGGACGGGGCTGTCAACTTCGCCGGCGATGCCGGCGCCGGAGACGGTGTCGGACATGGCCGCAAGCTCGGGAAGGTCAACGGTGGCGATGCCCAGAAGGTCGTTCGCATCGTTGTACACCCTGAAGTTGATGAGTTTTTCGTTGATCGGATTCGTAGAAGCCATGACGGGACTCCTTATTCAAACAGGGTGCTGAAGTAGTTCACATCGTACTCAAGGACAAATTCCAGATCTCTGTTCGGCACAGGCGGCGTGACATAGACGTGGAACGTGGCGATGCCATCCTCGAGGCTCGTGACGGGGTTCTCGCTCTCCAGAAACTCCACGCGCCCGCCAAGGATGCACTGGCGGGCGGCCAAGCCGTTGAGCCAGATGTTGGCAGAGTCCACGATGGTCTGGATCTGGCGCCTGTTGAGCGGGTAGTCCACGCGCTGCCAGTAGGTCAGGATGAGCGTGTTGCCCAGCCAGTTGAACATCCTGCGCACGGGGATGAACGCGTCCTTGGGATCAGTGTTGGAAGGATAGGCGCCGGTGCGGTTACCCCAGCAGCGCCAGCCGCCCTCGAAGTTTAGGGCAGTCACGATGCCCTGGCCGTTGAGGTAGTTGGCAGTCTCGCCGGACAGCCAGACTTCCTCGCCGTTTTCGAGCACGGCGGCCGTCATCTCGAAAGACTTGTTCGAGGGGCTGACATAGGGGATGTTGCCGTTGTCGGCGTCCGTGGCCGCCATGCGCGCGGCAACGTGGCTGGACATGTGGAAGAGGATGCCGTCCAGCTCCACCATGGGCCAGCAGACGATCTGGCGCGGGTGCACGTAGTTGTTCTGGTTCTTCCAGGCGTTGACCTCGGAATACTGGTCGGCGCCGCCGGAGGCCGCCGTCGGCACGTCGCAGGCGCAGACGCAACCAAACAGGCCATTCACGCCGGTGGTCTTGGCGCTCATGACGGCGGCAACGCCGGGGGCATCAGAGAAGCCGGGGGCAATGATGGTGCCGGGCACGAGGCCGAAGCGGGGGTACATCTCCTCGACGAGCTCGAGGCCGGACTTGGCGTCGCTGGAGTCAACGCCGCCGATGACGTCGTCGCCGTCCACCTCGCCGGGATCCGTCACGTAGGCGCTGAAGCCCAGCTCGGTGCCCAGGGGCACGAGCGGATCGCCGGAGGCGGAGTCGTACAGGACATTGACGACCAGGTGCGCGTCGTCGTCGAAGGCCAGCTCGTAGTGCGTGCCCTCCTCGTAGGTGGTCACGGTCGTGACCGGCTCTTCCTCCGAACCCGCTTCCGGTTCGGTGGTCGTGGTGAGGGTGATCGTCACCGTGGACGGGATGACGCCGGACTCGGGCACCGTGATGGAGCCGGCAGAAACCGGAATGTTGAGCACGGTCGTCTCGGCGGCCGTGCGGTGCGTGTCCGGATCGAGCACGTTCACGCAGACGATGGGCGCGATGCCGTAGAGCACGAAGGCGGCATAGGCGGCCTCGCAGAGCGAGTAGGCAAATTTCTTTTTGCCGGATGCGCTGTCGGCTTCAGGCGGAACCCAGCCAAACGCTTTCACGAAATCGGCATACGTGTGGCAGAGAACGGGCTTGTTGACGTTGTCGGGATCGGCCATGCCCACAGGGGCGGTGCCGACCACGAAGGGAATGCCCGCGTCAACGGTGCGCGGGGGCAGGATGGACGTGGCGATTTCGCTCGCGTAGACGCCATGCTTGTAGGCCATGACTAACCCTCCTGGGTAGCGGTGAGCCCGGCCAGCACGGCTGCGCACCTCGCGTTGAGCAGGGTGCCCTTGCGTGCGATTTCAGCGCGGGCGGACATGTAGCGGGAAACCGGGACAATGAGATCCCGGACGGCGGGGCACTTCTCGATCGCCGCCTGCACGGTGGCAGGCAGATCGCCGGTGAAGGTGCTCCCGTGGTGCAGGCCCCAGCGGTAGAGCGAGGGACCTGCGTAAATCTGGATTTCTCTAGCCATTGGCATCGTCCTCGATGTCGATCGAATTCCGGGAAACGGTAGCCGTAGCAGATGCCTGCGTGCCCCAGTCGAGATCGTCGCGGAACGGCAGGATCGGGGAGTGGTACGTCCACTCGGTATGGACCACCGCAACCCAGACGGGGTACGGCTGGTCGTCGGGGAGCTCCCACGTCACGGGCAGGGCGAGGGCGTACTTGTCGGCCAGCCGGCGCTCGCCCAGGGTGCCCAGGGCATTGAGCAGGCGGCGCTGCACGTTGAGCACGTACTCGCAGCCTCTGGTCTCCCCGGCAAAGACACCCAAAACGATGTCAACGCTCATCGCCGTGCCGTCAGGGCCGACGGTGCCGTCAACGGGGCGGACGATGGCAAAAGGATAGTCCTCGTCGTCCTTCCCCTTCTTTTCCGGCAGCCAGCCGATGAAAACATGGAAGGGAAACTCGCCGGCCTTGCGCGGGCTGGGCAGGCGGTACTCGTAGAGCACCGTCGTCTCGAGCCATTCAGCTATGGCCTTGAGGCAGCCGTTTTCCGTCATGGCCTAGTGCCCTATCCTGCTGAGCTGGTGGTTGATGCGCTTGAGCATGGTTTCCTGGAGGTATTCGCCGATCGTTTCGTAGTTGCTCTGCTTCTGGATGGCCTGGATGGGCGCGGCGCCCATGCGGTCGGGCACCTTGAGCTTCCTGCCGGCGCGGTACATGAGCAGGATGTTGCCCGTCTTGGGATGCTTCCACCAAAAGACCTTCTCGCCGCCGGCGCCGTGGAGCTCCTTCATCGGACCGCCGCGGATGATGCGGACGCGGACCGTCTTTTTTCCAAGGCGGGGCATCTTCTGGCCGGAAGGCCTCGTCGGCACCGTCTGGAACCAGCGGAAGGGCACGCCGATTTCGCCCTTGAAGCGCACCTCGCCGAACATCTTGTCCGCGCCGACTGACTTTGACGCCAGAATGCCGTCCACCCTAGCCTTGCCGTAGCTGGAAAAGGCGTAGCGCTTCTTGGCGATGCTCAGGCCCTTCCTGCGGGTGCGCTGGACGGCCTCGCGGACGCCCAGGGAGACTGCCTGGCGGGCCTGCCGGGGCATCGCCTCGCCAAGGCGCTTGCGAAGCGCCTCCAGGGCGCCGGCGCCGGTGACCGTCACGTCCGCCATTAGAGGTACCCCCTCCTGCCCAGGACGAGCTTTGTCATGCAGCCCAGCCCGTCGTGCCTGCGCTCGACTTCGCAGAGCTCGCCGTCGAAGGTGACGGTGCCGCCCTGCACCACGTCGCTGTCGAGCATGTCGGTGCGGACGTAGAGCACGATGCTCCGCTCGGGCAGCTCGGGATTGAGCGGGGGGAGTTCCTGACGCATGGATCCGTACTCGTACTGCGCGCCGTCGTAGCGCACGGCCGTCATGCGGATCCCGTTGATCTCGACCTCCTCCCCGAATTCCTCGAGGTTGAGGAAGGCGTGCTCGGTGTCCCAGCTCAAGGCATCCTTGAATGTCATTTGCCAGCGTCTCCCTCTGTCAGAGTTTCCACCCTGACGATGCGCGCCTCGTGGTCGCCAAGCTGCGCGAAAATGCGGCCGTGGGCATTCCGGTTGTCGGCATCGTCGGCAAACTGGCCGATGCACTCCGCCTTGCGTCTGTCGAGCTTGCGGAGCTCTTCCAGAATCGTCGTGGCGAAGCTCTTGGCTACCCAGATTAGAATGCCCAGGAGGCCTGAAATCAGGCCCAGCAGGAGGTTGGAGATCTCCATTTCGGTGATGCCCATGCTACTTGCCCTGCCGCTGCTTGTACTGCTCCTTGAGCGCAGAGCCCAAAGAGCTGCCCAGGTAGTAGTTGACTACGCTGCCGAAAGCGGTGCTGAGGGAGCCCAGGAGCAGGATGCCGGGCTCGCCCAGCTCGCTCTTGCCCTGAGTCAGCACCACGTAGAGCATGACGAAAAACCCCACGGTCACGATGCCGGCGACGATGCTCGTGCTCCAGCCGGTGATGGAGCCGGCCTTGACAAGCTCCACCTCCCTGCTCCGGGCGCTCTGCACGTTGCCCAGCTCGGCGTTGAGCTGCGCCGTCTGCCAGTCGAGCAGGCGCGCCTTTTCGGCAACCTCAAGCTCCTTGAGCTTGACCAGCATTTCCGGAGAGGCCTGCAGGGCCTTCTCGACAGCCTCCGGCTGGGATTCGCATCCCAGCGCGGAGGCCACGAGAGCGCCTGCGGCGGCGCCGGCAGGCCCGCCAAGAACGCTGCCCAGAATGGGAGCGGCCTTGCCGACGACCTTGCCAATGTCAGACCATGCCAGCGCCATCGCTCACTCCTTAGGACTCGGAGCCGGAGACTTCCACGAGGGCCTCCGGGAACATGCAGAGGCTGATCGGGTTGCACTGCACCTCGAGCTCGTAGCCCTTGCCGAACTTCTTGGGCTCCATGCGGCTGTAGAACGCCTGGCCGTCGGTGTTGACGGTTTCGACGTAGTCCGCAGGGGCATAGAAGGTCTTGAAGATGCCGGAGCCGGTCGGGAAGACGTGGGCCTTGTCGGTGGCCACGAGGGCGTTGCCGCCGACGGTCTTGCTGTACTTGCACCACCTGATCCCGCCATAGTCGAACACGCCGGCGAGGAACTGGTCATGGCTGAACTGCTGGGCGTGGTTGGCATACCACTGGTCGTAGGAGGCGCGGGTTTCGGCGCCCGTGGTGAGCCATTTCCAGAAGTTTGCGCCGCAGATGGCCATGAGGGGGCCGTAAGCGTTGCCGCCCATGGCGGTGTCCACCATGTCCACGATGTCCATGACGTTGCGGAGCAACGTGTTTTTGGCGCCGGCGCTGGCCGGGAAGGTGATCGACTTGGTGGCTTTCGACTTGCCGAAGGCGGCGAAGCTGTCGAAAAGGACGGTGCTGCCGTCGGCGTCGAGCACCTGGCCCTTGACTGCGCCGACGCGGTGATACTCAAGGGTGGCCTCGATGTCGCGGCGCAAAGCTGCCTGCTTGCGCGCGAGGCGGTTGGCGATTGTTTCGGGCTCGGTGCTGTTGAACGCGCGGACGTCCTGGACGTCCTCGGGATGCACCGTGTCGTAGCGGGAGAGGTGCGCGGACGGGATGGTCACGACCTTGCGGGGGCCACCCTGGGAAGGCTGGCCGCCGACGCTGCCGCGCGGGGAGTCGGGCACCAGCTTGATGCCGACTTCGTCAAGGTCGATGGTGATGGAGGTCGTGCGCACGCCCTCTTCCGTGAAGTAGGGCTTGAGCAGGGACGGAACCCAGGGCAGGCGCATGACGGCCGCGGAGAGCTCGCTGCAGGTGAAAAGATCGGGGGTAAACACGTTGGCCATGGCTCAGTCTCCTTATGCGCTTTCGAGCGCCTCGACGGCGCCGATGACGGTGTCGGCCAGCTCGGCGGAACGGCCGGCGCTGAAGGAGCCGACAAGAGCCTCGAGATCTTCGATGGCCTTGAGGGCGGCGGTAGTGCGGGCAGGCGTGGCGGCAGTCCAGGCGCCAACGGCAGTCTGGAGTGCGCCGATGGCCTGGGCCATCGTGTTTTCGGCAGACCAGGTGCCCAGCACGGCGGTGATGGACTCGACAGAGGCCGGATCCGGAGCAGGCGTGTCGCTGTCGGGGGCAACCCAGTCCTTGACCACCACGCCCTGAGTCTGCAGAGCGACCTTGGCGGCAGAGGTGATCGTCTTGTGGGAGCCGTCAACCACGGCAGAGCGCACCACGCAGACAACGGACGCGCCGGAGCCGGCGTCGGCGATAGCCATGCCGTAGAGGCCGGCCGTGGAGTCGTAGACGATGCCGCCGGCCT